GTCACAACGCAAAACAGGGGACTTTACATGAAAAAGTTTCTGCTGAGCGCGTCGGCCATTGTCGCCGTCGCTGCCGCTTCCTCCTCGGCATTCGCTGCCGATCTTCCGGCGCGAACCTATACCAAGGCACCCGCCTATACCGCTCCGGCGGTGGTCTATAACTGGACCGGTTTTTATATCGGCGGTCACGTCGGTGGCGCGTTCGGCGACAGCAACAGTCTGGTCGGCGACAGCGGTCGTTTCATGGGCGGTGTGCAGGGCGGCTTCGACTATCAGTTCGCCACCAATTGGGTGCTCGGTATCGAGGCCAATTACAGCTGGATGGGCAGCAACAACACCGGCTTCGTGTATCCGAACGGCACCACGGTCACCGGCAACAGCAATGAGCTCGGCTCGGTCACCGGTCGCCTCGGCTACACTTGGGGGCCGACGATGATTTACGCCAAGGGCGGTTACGCCTGGCGCGGCAATAACGATCTGACGGTGGCCAGCCTCGTGCCATCGACGCCGGTCGGCATCGATGGCAATAGCAAGAGCGGCTACACCGTCGGCGGCGGTCTCGAATACATGTTCACGCCGAACTGGTCGGGCAAGATCGAGTATCAGTACTACAACTTCGGCAACACGACGCTCACTTCGACCGCATTTCCAGCCGGCGTGACGAGCTTCAACAATGACGAGCACACCATCAAGGCCGGCCTGAATTATCGCTTCGGCTGGGGTGGCCCGGTGGTCGCCAAGTACTGAGCGAACAGCCAATACGAATCGGGCTCCCGATTCCGCGGAAAGGCCGGCATCGTCACGCCGGCCTTTTTTCGTGCACTGGAGTCAGGCCGGGGGGACGGTGGAATCGAAGGTAAACGAGTCCTGAATTCCCGAAAAAATATGCCGCGAGACTCCTTGCATAGAATCGCCCGATGGTCTCCGGGCAATGAGAATGATCGACCATATCTGGTGTAACGGGGTTCAAACGGCGCTCGCCGTTGCCCTTTTGGCCGCCTGCGCGGTCAATGTATTGCTGCTCTGCGGGCGGCTGTAAGCGTGCGCGGCGGTCGCAAGACCGCTGTGGGAAATCGAGAAGGTTTCGCCGACCAGTAGCCCTGCGCCGGCAACTCTGGTAAGGGACGGCGCAACACAGGATCGGCCTGCCGGCGGTGCCCCGAAACGGGCCGCTCATTGGCTCTAACCCATTGATCCTGCAGCCGGCATAGCTCAGCGGTAGAGCAGCGGTTTTGTAAACCGAAGGTCGGGAGTTCAATCCTCTCTGCCGGCACCATTGAAATCATTGATGAAAACATGGTTTCGCCGTCCGCCTAACCGATGCACGTGTTCCTGTTTTTGGTCCTGATTGCCGCGTGGTTAGCCGCCTGCGGCGTATGAGGCGCCTGTCATCCGAAGGCGCCCGGCCAGCACGCGCCAGAAGGCCGGACGCGAGCAGCCTAGTTGATGAAACGAACCGCGAGCATGAGCCTGTCTCTGAGTTTCGGAGGCGTCGCCCGGTGAAAACAGGAAGTGTCCTGCACGAAGCCGGTACCGGCGGGGCCCTCGATCATGATCTCGTTCTCGATTCCGTAATGCTTGCGCACGCTTTCCTCGCTTGCCATGGCCGATCCCAGCAACATTCGAAGAGGCTTCCGGTTGTGTGAGCGCTTCATCATCACATGCGCTCCGGAATCGCGATCGCAGTCAGAAATGTAAAAACTGGCATAGACGAAGTTGAAGCCTCCAACGTCGTAATGATAGTCGAGGGTGTTCTGATGCTTCAGCCGGCGGCGTTCATCCTCGGAAAAATTCGAGGCAAAACTCCAGTTCAGGATCGTCGTCACCTCGCGCGGTTCGTGTCCCAGATAGCGGCGCACGATGTTGCGCAACACCGGGTCGTCGACGATGGCCTTGATCGCCGGGCAACGGCTCGGCTCGCGAACACCGGCAATCGGGACCGATCGGCCGTCCGGCGCCTTGCCCTGGGTTACCTGTGAGTGAAGGAAGGTGGGACCGTGCGGGTCGTAGTTGGTATGAAGGGGTTCCGTGCGCGCAAAGTCGTCAATGGCGGCGACGATGTGTAGCGGCAGGTTCATTCCGACAAACACGGCATCGTCTGAAATTGCTCTGACGATCTGGTTGACATCGGCATTGGGAAACAACGTTTGCGATCCAAGGTGCCCATCCGAAGGAAAGCCGTCCCGTAGCCTGCGCATACCGCCATAAGCGAGCCTGACAGTCCTGAAGCGCGCAAGCGCATAATGGAATTCACCCTTGGTGACACGCGCTGCAATGCCTTGAAGGTTCATCTCAAAAATCTCCGGCCTGAAAACGTGGAAGGCGCTCGGGTCTTTTTGTGAACTCCGGAAATCCCACGAATAAAACGATTATTTAATATTTTAAATAAACATATTTAATTTCGTCGCTGCAAGCGGTTTTGAATGCACTAACGCGCACCGATCCGGAAGCTGAGAACGTACCGTCAGCCATCAGAAGCGATGGCACCGGTGGAGGCGCGTCAGGACGCGGTTGTCCTGGCTCCATTCCCTCAGGCGGCGCCATCGTCTCGGACGCCATCCCTGACGATTAAGCATGCGGCGAGCTTCGGCTTGGTCGCCTCATGCCTGTACCGTAACGTTCCCGGTGAAACGCGGCCCGCATGCCTAACAAGAGCTTAATTTCGAAGCCGCGATACGCTTCATATTGGACAAATGATTGGTAAGCCGCGCGCCCACATATACCGGGCTCCAGACCGCCAATGCTCCCAGTCAGAGAGCCACACATCATGACCGCAAACAGACCCATCCATCCGACCGCCTATCTGGATCTGTTACGCGCTGTCGCGATCGTGCTGGTGGTTAATTCGCATCTCGATGAGCTCTATCCGATCCCGCAGCTCGGCACCGGCGGGGTGTTCGGCAATGAACTCTTCTTCTTCATATCGGGTTACGGCCTGTATCTGGGCTATCAGGCGAGCCGGGAGGCGATCGGCGGCTGGCTGAAGCGGCGACTGACGCGGGTCTACGAGCCGCTGTTCATCGTCGCGACCTTCCTGGTTCTGGTGGGCGACGCGCATATCCGCACCTTCTCGGATTTCTTCTTCCTCTACATCATCCCACTGCAGTTCTGGTTCCTGCCGACCATCGTCGGTTGCTACATTCCGATCTATTTCATCATGGCGAAGATGGAGACGAAGCGGGCCTATGCGTGTCTGTTCGGGGCGCTGGCGCTTGCCTATATCCTGCTGTTTGCAATCTTCGCCGAGAAGACAAGCTGGCTGACCGAGCACTATGATGTGCAGACGGAAGTCACGCTGCCGCTGCGCATCATCTTCTACTTTGGCACGATGGTGATGGGCGTCTATGCCGCCAAATTCCATGCCGACACCAAAGGCAAGCTCTCCGACCTGCTATGGCTGTTGGTGTCGATCGCCGGATTCTATCTGTTCGTCGGTTCGCTCGGGCGGATCACGCCGTTCGAGATACAGATCATCGATCGCATTCCAGCGCTGGCCTTCCTCGTCTTCGCGTTCCGCTTCGCGCGTTATCAGCCTCTGGAGCAGTTCATCGCCAATCATCTGGCCGGGCTCGTCACGCTGCTCGCCGGCACGGCGCTGCAGATCTATCTCGTGCATGATTTCGTGCTGCGCCAGGAAGCGCTGAAGGCGATCTCGTTCCCTGCCAATCTGATCGTGTTCAGCTTCGCCACGCTACTGCTTGCGATCCTGTTCGAGAAAATCAGCCTCAAGCCGCCAGCGAAGGTGCGGCCGGTCAAGCTGGCGGCAGGCGAGGTGGCTGCCAAGAGCGCGAATTCGAATTCAAGTGTGAGCCATAGACAGGCGTCCTGATCTCGTCCTTCGTCAGGTCAGGCGCGAAACAAAAAGCCCGGTGCTGTCACCAGCACCGGGCTTTTTTGTTTGCGAGGTCCGGCACGCACGTGCCGCTTGCGTCAGAAGCACGGATAAGCGCGGCCGTCCTGGCCACGATAGGCGGCGGCGGATTGCTTGCAGCGGCGCGACAGCGAGCCGTCGTAATAGGCGAAGGTGCCGGTGGTGAGCCCCGGGCCGTAATTGTGCAGGTAGCTGATCTTGTAGGGCTGGCCGGGGGCGGCGAAGACGAAGGTCTCGGCGTGGTGGTGATGGTGCCGGTGATGCTTCCAGTGCTTGGCGAAAGCAGGGGTGGCAACCAGCGTCGAAAGGATGATGGCGGCGCTGAGGATCTTCATATGGATCTCCGGAAGCAATGGTGTGACGGGACGGATCAGACCACGTGCGGGCGGTCATCCGCAAGCTGCCACCGCGTTATCGCACGGGGCGATCTCCGCACCATGACGTCATCGGCGCGCCGCGCGGGTTAACGAAATCAATCTGCGAATCCAGGCATTTGAACTCGATTGCATGCTTGCGCGTTAGGCTTACCGGCAGTTTAGGCCGCGTCTTTAACCCATCCTCCTGGGGCTTCGAATATCCTACCGCCATCAATGCAGGACACCATCATGCGGGTCATTCCGGCACTGCTGCTTACCTTCGCCACCACGCTGCCGGCCGCGGCGGCCGATGGATTCAACATCGTCATTCCCGGCCGGCCGGGTGTGCCGGTGATCATCAACGGCGTTGATGCATCCTATCGCGTGATCGAGGGCGACCGGGGCCTGCAAAACCGCATTCATGTCCAGCCGACGATCTATGGCGGCCGGCCGATCGATCCGGTGCCGAATGTCGGCCATTACTATCCGAGCCTCGGCCGCACGCCCGGTTATGGCCGGCTCGAGATCGAACCACCGGCCAATCGCAAGCTGCCGGAGCCGGCGCCGACCTTCTCCGAACACTGGTCGGCGCAATCCGCGCCGATGGGACACAACGATGTGCCGATGAACCCGCCACCGGTCATTGTGGCGCCGCCGATGGAGCGGCGCTGACACGAATTTCCATCACCAAACAAGAAAACATCGACAGGAGTGCGTAATGCGTATCACGATTTCAAAATGGGCTGCGGCGTTTGCCGTCGCTGCCGTCAGCGCGGCGGCATCGCCCGCGATGGCCGGCGGTGGCTTCTATGCCGGCGGCTGCTCGCCCTGCGGCGGCACCTACAACTATTATGGCACTGGCTATGGCTATGCCGGCTATGTGCAGCTGCCGGATCCGGTGCCGGTGACGCGCCAGTATTACTACGCCAATCAGGGCCCGACCTATGGCGGCCCCGGCCAGTTCGCGCCGGTCCCGACCTATCAGGAAACCGCCATCGGCTGGCGCGGCTATCCGCGCTATGACGGCGGTCCCTATGCCAATCCCTACGACCACTACAGCTATGGTTACGGTTATGCGCCGGCCGTGAGCGGCCCGGTCGTGTTCACGCCGCGCCTGCCTTATTACGGCCGTTCGAGCTATCGCTACGGCTATAGCGCGCGTCCGCGCGTGCGTTATGGCTACGCCCAGCGCAGCTATTATTCACAGCGCTACGCCAAGCCGCGCGTGGTCTACGGATCGCGTCACGGCTACGCACCGCGCCATGGCTATCACCAGCAGTATCAGCAGCGTCCACAGCACCGCGCTTACTGATCTGGTCGCATCGAGAGCATGATCCCGAAAAGTGGGAACCGGTTTTCGGATAGATCATGCTCTAACAAAAGAATTGGACCGACGCCCGTCTGCAGCGATGCAGGCGGGCGTTACCGTTTCAGCGGAGCTAGCTCATCAGGCCGAGTTTGCTGGCGCCGATATAGAGCGCGAGCACGGCGGCGTTTGACACGTTGAGGCTCTTGATCTCGCCGGGCATGTCGAGCCTCGCGACGACGCTGCAGGTCTCGCGCGTCAGTCGCCGCAAGCCCTGACCCTCGGCGCCAAGCACAAGGGCGAGGGGAGCGCTCAGTGGCACCGCGCTGATATTTTCCCCGCCTTCGCTATCGAGGCCGACGGTCATAAAGCCCTGATCGTTGAGTTCGTTCAGCGCGCGGGCAAGATTGGGCACGGCGATGATCGGCACCAGTTCGAGTGCACCGGAGGCGGACTTGGCCAGCACGCCAGTGGCTTCCGGGCTATGCCTGTTGGTCGTGATCACGGCATTGACCTTGAAGGCGGCGGCCGAGCGCAGGATGGCACCGACATTGTGCGGATCGGTGATCTGGTCGAGCACCAGCACCATGCCGTCCTGGGGCAGGTCGGAGAGGTCGGGCGCCTCCAGCGGATCGACCTCGGCCAGCATGCCCTGATGCACCGCGTCCGGGCCGAGCCGGCGATCGATCATGTCCGGTCGCACCAGTTCCGGCGTCACGCGTGTGTCGATGTTTTCTTCGGCGAGGCGGCGTGCGGCGTTTTCGGTGAGCCACAATTTGCGAATCGTGCGATTCGGATTGGCCAGCGCGAGGGTGACGGGATGCCAGCCATAGAGAATGGCTGGCCCGTCACCGCCACTCCCGCCACTGTCGCGGCCACGGCGCGGCGACCGGCGGCCCTGGTCACGGCCGGGGCGGCTCTGTCCGTTATCCCTGCCATGGCCCTGATCCCGGCCGGAATCGGGCCCTTTTTGCGAGCCACGCTGGAATCGCTGTTTACGGTCTCGATCGCTCATGCCGGCTTGTCTCATGGGGGCCTGAGATTGGCAATTTGCCTTTGGGAACAATGGAGCGGGGAGAGGCAGATAAATCCGTCATGATCGGTTGACTTTGGAGCCGGGCTTCCCGATAAAGCGGCCGCCGGGAGCCCGCTGAGCGGGTGCGCGTTTCCACGTCATCCAAGGCCGTCCAGACACCCGAAGGGGTGGATGATGGTGCGATGGCGTCGAGCGGGGGAGTGTCCCGAGTGGCAAAGGGAGCTGACTGTAAATCAGCCGCCTTATGGCTTCGCAGGTTCGAGTCCTGCCTCCCCCACCATTCCCAAAAATCGTCGTTGAAATCGTTACTCTTTATCGCCTGACACCCGCACCTGCCCATGAGGTGCGGGAATAGAAGTTTCTTGTTCGGTTCTTTCCAGCGTTGCCATCCCGCCGCTTGCGAGCTTCTGGCGGTTTGCCGTCCGCGTATAGAGCGCAGCCATCTTGCCGCCCTCCCACCCAAAGATCGCTTCCAGCTGGGCTTCCGTCGCGCCATTGTTGGCCGCCCTAGTGGCCGCAGCTTTGCGTAAGCCGTGAGCCGACTTCGGAATGCCCGCGGCACGGCACGCCTTCCTGAAGGCGTTGCCGACGCTCTCCTTAGTCATTCCATTGCCATTCTTGGTGGCGATGAAAGTCAGGTCGCCCGTTGGGCCGGCATCAAGCGTCTTCTGCAGCATCTCGAGAACCGGAATCGTCACGCGCGTTCCCGTCTTTTCCGTGTCGATCGAGATGACGCCGTTCTTGATGTGCTGCTTGCCGAGCGCAGCCGCGTCACCGCGGCGCAATCCTGTGTAGCAATAGATATCGAACATCACGCGCTCGCGTGTGCCGCGGGGCCAATGCTTCTCGAATTTCAGAATCTCGTCTTCTTCCCAGACAGGGAAGCCTTTGGTTTTCGGCTTCGCAACTGATTTGCCGGCAGTCGGATCTACATTGACGTGCTCGGCATCAGCAGCCCACTTGAACAATCCCTTCATCGTGTCGAGGAAGTGCCGGGCCGCATGGCCTTTACGCCGATCGACGCCGGCCTTGATCGTCTTGCTGGTGATCTTGGAGAGGGACTGATTACCGCCCGTCTTGAGAGCCAACTTCATGATATTCTCGCGCTGACCACGCGTTGCCATTGAGAGGCGAGTCCACGCGTCAGTCTGACGGTAGAGCAGCCAAAGCCATTCGAGCGACCCCTTGCTCGCTTTAGGAACTGGCTTCGTTTCCTCTCCGGAGATAGCCGCCTGGTACGCGGCGCTAAACTCTGGCGTGCCGTAATCGCCTTTGATACGCGTGCGCGGACCCTTACCAACGCGGACATACCACGTCAGCTTGCCATGCCTGTTCGTCTCCTTATGGAGATGCGGGGGGCGGGGTCTGGGCATAGCGTCGATCAAAGGACAACTTCCTCTTCATCGGCAAGGTCTTTCTGGCCCACAACAGAGATAGATGGCGAGCCGGAAACGGCATCCATGTGGATAAGCATGGTCCCGTCAGGACGAACCTCGATCAAGCCAGCGCCCGCCGAGCGAGCGGCGCGAATGCATCGCGCCACATCTGCCTGTGTAATTTTTGCGGGTGTTCTGCTCATCCCCGTTCAGCCTTCGCGATCTTGGTTTGCAGAGAGGGCGGCGCGGCCTGCTGGCGTGGGGGCTACGACATCATGGCCAGCCTCAGCGAGTAGCCCGTAATCCATCAGCCTTTCAACCGTCTTAGCCATGGCGATACGTGATACATAACCGCCAGGATGCTTTCTGCACCAGTAATGCGCGCCTCGCGGTCGAAACAGGCCGCCAACTTGAATGCAGACGGCAAGCGTGGTCCTTTGCGCTTCAGTAAGTCGCATCTTCACTTCTCCCCGGCCGCGGTACGAAGGGCGGCGTCGATCTCAGCGAGGCATTCAGTAAACGGATCCTCATCTATCGCGACGCGGTTCAATTCATCACGCGCATATTGTAACGCGCCGACTAGCTCCTCTATCTTCGCCTCGTTGGCGGCGGCCTGCGCCGACTTCCCAGCCGAGAAGCTGAAATCAACCGCACCCTTCAGCGACCGATATTCAGGTTCAGTCTTTTCATGATAATCTTCCAGCGGGTCATAGGATGCCCACGGCGTCGAGGTCCGGTCAGCCATTGGCCGTTTCCTTCTGCGAGGCGCTGGCGAAAGTGGGGCAAACGCTCGTCACCTTGGCGCGCACTTGTTCGCGATCGCTATAGCAATCGGACCAAACCCAGAAAGGCGCGTGTTCGAAAGCGCGCTTAGGGTCGCGTCCTTCTGGCGTCGCCAGAAAGTTACACTTGCCATCGCGCACGAAATATTTGCAGTCGCCACACTTTACTGTCGGAGTATGCCCGCTCATTTCGCGCGCTCCCCGGCTACAGCAAGCACTGCCAGCATCATGTTTTTGGTCGCCTGTTCAGAGGCATCGCAAGCTTCGCGGATAGCCTCTCCAGCCGCCTCAAATACATCCGCGGACACCTTGGCCATGTCGTCAGCCATGATGCCAAGCCGCTTGGCTACAGCGGCATTACCAACATCATCGAACGAACGGGCCAAAGCGGAAAGTTCGTAAGATACTCCACGAGCCATGTCGGCGGAGTCGTGAAGTTTATCAAGCGTGTCGCGGTTCATCTCTTCATCCCCTCTGTTGTTGCTGGCGGGCGGGGTTAGGCGCTACGGCGCCATCCGTCCTTGCGCATCTCAATGATCCCGTGGCCAAAATTGTCAGCGCGATCCGGAAATGTTGGCGGGTTAAACCATTCCAGGTGCCCACCCGCGCGGAAGCATTTTTGCCAATTGTCATCGCGATATGTCGGCACGCGCTCGTCCGTAAGGAGGCGCTCAAGTTCGGCTCGACTATCAGCAACCGCTACCAAATGCTGTTCTTCCATGCGCCCGCGCATCGGGTTAAGCACAAGGCCAAAACACTCGGTGACGGATTTCGGCAACTGAACAAGTGGGCTGTCCCAGCCTTTAGCAAACCAGATCATTCCGCCTCTCCCAACACGCCCGCTGGCGCTTCAATCTCGTCAAACGTGCCGTGAGCGCGACAATCTTCGTCGTCCATTTCGATGGCGACCGCAGCCATTACAGACTTGAGCTTGGCGCGCTCTTCGATGTCGGCCAGATAGGTCTTGAGGTCTGCGTCGGTCATGCCGACACCCGCTCGTCATGGCGTCGGTCAGCGATAAACAGCGCCGCGTCGTCGCGCGCATCCTCGATCGCACCGTTCACTTCGTCCTGAATGTTCCGGCGGTTGTAGCCGTGGTTCAGAAGACGATCGCGCAGGATCGCATCGAGAAGAGCCGAGCGGTTCAGCACATGCTGACGCTCGGGGCGCCTGCCGTGAATGCCATGCAGTTCGATCTCTTCGAGAGTCCGAGAGCGGGAGATGGTGATCGAGATGCTTTCGATCTGCCACTGGCCATCCGACCAATAGGTGATCTCGGCTTCGCCCTCGACGCCATTGTCTTCAAAGGCGCCGTCGACGATCAGCGGGAGGTCGGAGAAGCGATGGGTGAGGGTGCGGGCGGCCATTATGCGGCCTCCACTTGGTCAAACGACGTTGTGTCAATGCCGAGCGTCTTAAGAATCTTGCGCGCACGAACTACGCGCTGCGCTTCAGTACCGGGTAGTTTGGCAAACAGCGTCGGGCAGTCCTGATCGTGGTACGGCTCCAAGAACTCGATCAGACAGTCCGTGAGTTCTGAATGGCTGTTGACGGCGCGGACGATGAAGGCAGCATTCGCCAGCGGTCTATCCGTCAAAGACAGGTATGCAACGTCGCCAATATCTTTGGCTGAAATGGATGCAAACTCGCGCTGATCTTCATCGCTTATCGGGCCGCCGCGGTAAGCCCAAGGCGTTGGAGTATGATCTGCCATTTCCCATCTCCCTCATCCGCTTCCGCGGGACAGCCGGTGGCTGATTTGATGGGGAGAGTAAATAGGACTATTCCTATTTCGTCAATAGGCAAAATCCTAAATAGAACGGTTCTCGAAAATTATTTCTTGATTTATAGGCTGATTACGCCCGCTTATAGGATCCGACAGTTACGTGCGCGACCTGCCACTCGGATTTCTTCAGCTGAAAATCTCGCTTCGATCCGTCCGCGGAGTTCCACTCTGTAACTAGCCACGCCTCCGCGGTGGAACGCCGAAGATACTTTATGACGGCCAGAATGGTCCCATCCTCCTGAAAACTGCGAAATACGCAGGTATCACCAGAGCGCGGCGGGAGATGGGGGTTCACAAGGGCCGTATCGCCAGACCTAAACTCCGGCATCATAGAGTCTTCCATGACGATTACACCGTAACCGTCCTTTACCCTGGCAAGCGGCTCGGGCCTTACAACCCATTCAACGGGATCGTTAGACAAGACAATGGACCCCCTTCCACCCTGCGCCGTGGCGAATACGGGCAGATCCCGATCGCCAACGAGAGCGGCGGCGGGAATTTCCTCAACTAACTTCGTTTTAATGGGGTCAACCATACGCGAGGTACCGCTGGCGGTAAGAGGCGTTTCGTCATTCGACTTTTGATGGTTAATCAAGCTGGAACCGCGGAGGCTGATTTCTGATACCTTCAGCTCTGCCGCCAATTGTCCGCGGACTGTCTCAGGCAGGTCCTTTGGAACGCCACGCTTGATGAACTGCTGCAAATACGCGTGACTGCGCCCGATCTTAAGCGACAGCTCGGAAAGCGGGCGCTCAAGTTCGGATGCGCGATTCAAGATCAATTGCCGCACTGCATCCATAGGAACGTCTGTAGGAGATTCCCTATTTTCGGGCAAATAGGATTTCTCCTCTTGTGCAGATAGGAATAGTCCTATATAGGATATTCTCATGAGCACGAAACAAGCATTTCTCGCCGAGATCGACGCCTTCCTTGAGCGGAGCAAGATGACCGCTTCGGCTTTTGGCAAGGCTGCCGTCAACGATCCGAACTTCGTCGGCGACATCCGCGGTGATCGTCAGCCCAGTTTGGGTTTGGTTGATCGCGTTCATGACTACATCCGCCGACAAGACAACTACCTCCGCCGACAAGATGCGGAGCCGGCGGCATGACCCTTCCCGAAATCATGATCCACGCCGCCTACGCCTGCGCTGTGTTTGCCGCGCTGTTCACGATTGTCGGCTCCGTTTCTTTCGGCCCTTCGTCCAATGCGGGGAGGGCGTGATGAGCAAACGAGAAGCATCGTTCTGGTTAGTCTCGCTATCTCTCGTCGCGGCTGTGAACTTTCTTGCCTTCATCATTTCAGGAAGCCCGATCAACCTTGTCGTCGCGTTGCTGAACGGCTGGGGCGCTGCTGACTCATTCGCTACACGCAAAGGAGCACGCCCATGAGCATCCGGGGCAATGGACCACTCATGGGCGCCTCACACGGGCATGATACGCAGCCCGATTACTATCCCATCACATACGCCTCATCGGCGTTTGAGCTCGCCTCCCATCGCGCGTCCCCCCTCGCGTTGGGCACCAACGGCTTTGCACGGTACGGCCAGCGAGTAGACCGTGCGTTATTTCCCGCCATTCGCTCTGCGCTCAAACCTGCGCAACTCCGCGAGGCGTTGCTGAACGTACTTCTCATCGGTGGAGCTATTGGATTGATTGTCACGGTTGCCGCCGCGGCTCTCATCGCTCCGTACATCCTCTTCTTTATGGAAACCTAGAAATCTGAGCGCATTCGCGGTTGCCGCCGCGATGCTCACAAAAGGCATCGGATCGTTTTCGTCGTTATCGTTCGTGTAGTTCGTTCCCATGGTCGTAACAAACACCATGGAGAGTTCCAGTGTCATCCAACGCTGATGGATATGTGAGTAAGCCTATGAATGCCTCGTCAGACCTTTCAACCGTCAATCGCTACGTCACGTCGCTCGAAAAGTGCGAAGCGCGGCGTCGCGGGATTAAGGAAGCCGAAGCCCGGCCGCTGATTGCGGGTCGCATCGGCATCTCGCCAGGAACATTAGAAAATCTCCGCCGGATGCGAACGAAGGTCGTTCCGAACTGGCTGATGAACAGGGTCCGCGCCGAACTCATTTCAGTTCTGCAATCGGAAATGACGAGATTACAGCATGAAATCGATATCCATAAGCAAATTGGTGCAGGCCATAGCGACGATCTTCTTGAAGAGGCTGAAACTTCGATCGCGTCGGCACGCGAGATCCTCAAGGGAGAGTGCCGGTGACTAATAAGGCCGAGGTAATCAATACGCATCTGACCAACCCGACATGGACCGCGAAGGAGATCGCGCAGGCGCTGGGATGTCGTCTGACCTACGTCAATAACATCCGGCAACGATGCAATCTCGATATGCCGCGAGAGCGTGCACGTTTCGGCGAATCCATTCAGGTTCTCGGAAAGGCTGCATTTAAAGCGGGCCTGACCGTCAAAGACATACAAGCGATGGGAGCCTCAAGATGACTTTAGTCGAGACGCTACATGCAGAACGCAAGGCGCGTTTGGCGCGAATGGGGGCGTCAAACCCTACCGACAAACTTGAAGCTCTACTGAAACTGCATCACGGGAAAAGCGAAAGCGACACCCAGCCTGCCGGGGCAATAAAGGCGCTGACACTTGATATCGACAAAGTCATACAGGCAGATGTGGCGCGGCCGTTGGTCGGCGACATACGAAAGCTCGTATGCCAGTATTTTGGAATCAACAATGAACTGATGGTGTCAGAGACAAAGCATCTGTCTGTAGCTAGGCCGCGACAGATCGGCATGTACCTGTGCTGGCGGTACTCGGGACGCGGCTTCAAATACATAGCCGAGCGCTTCGGTCGCTCTGATCACACGACGCCTCGTGCTGCAGTGATGCGCATCCAAGCTCTTTGCAAGTCTGATTGGCTGATCGCCTACGATGTCGCGCACCTGGAGGTGGCGCTAGCTGGGAGGTTTCAATGCGAACTCTGAGGAAATACGCCGAAACCAAATCCGAGCTGGACAGGCTGAAAGAGAGGCCAAGGTCAAAGCGCTGCACCGTCGTGCAAGCGCGACTGACAAGCCTAATGACGCAGGTTCTTCAGGAAGGCAACCGCCGCAACCGCCGGAAGCCGAAATGACAACCAAGAAAACGATCTGGATCAACGTCTATCGCAAGCCTTTCGTGGACTCGAACGGTAACGCATACCCGACGAAGGAGCTCGCTGAACGATGGGCAGGGCCAGGCCGTGAGGCTTTGATTTGTAAAGAATATGAGCCGGGCGAAGGATTGCCCATGGAAGACAACAAGGGGAGTGCTGCGTAATGAATACCTCACAATTGCCGACGCAGGGGCCAGCAGAAATGATCCCGGCGCCGCGGACCGAAACAGCCGCCGTGCTGAATATGATCGAGCGCGCCGCTCGTGACCCCGCTGTTGATATCGACAAGCTGCAACGCCTCATGGAGATGCGGAAAGAAACGCAGAAGGAGGCTGCTGAAATGGCCTTCAACGCGTCCATGCGTTTTGCGCAGGCTGAAATGCGCCCTGTGTCTGCGGATGCCAACAATCCTCAGACCCGCAGCCGATATGCAACTTACGCCAAGCTCGATAAGGCGCTTCGTCCCATCTACACGAAACATGGCTTCGCATTGAGCTTCGATGAGGCGGATTCACCGAAACCTGATCACATCCGGGTGCTTTGCTACGTGTCGCACGACGCGGGTTTCACGCGCACCTATCGCAAGGACATGCCGGCAGACGGCAAGGGGGCCAAGGGTGGCGACGTAATGACCAAGACGCACGCGACAGGAGCCGCCGCGTCATATGGTGCTCGCTACCTGCTCAAAGGAATCTTCAACGTTGCTGTGGGTGAGGATGATCGAGACGGAAACGATCCCGTCAACTCGGCCACTGTGACTGACGACCAGGCTGTCGACTTGCTCGCCATGATCGAAAGCACTGGCGCGGATAAGGGCAAGTTCCTCGCCTATTTCAAGGTGGAGCGGCTGAACGAGTTGCCGGCGAAATCCTATCGCACCGCCGTGGACATGCTGAACGCGAGGGCTCGCAAATGATGGAAATCATCGAGTGCGAGCAGGGCAGCGAGGAGTGGTTCGCTGCCCGTCTTGGAATCCCTACCGCGAGCATGTTCAGCGTTCTGCTGAGTGGCCGCAAGGATGCCAAGGACAAAAAGACGCGCCAGACCTACATGATGAAGCTGGCCGGTGAAATCATCACCGGAGAGCCGGCCGAAAGCTATACGAACGTCCACATGGAGCGCGGCAAGGAGATGGAGGACGAGGCGCGCGCCGCCTACGCTCTCATCACCGATGCCGATCCCATTCGGGTTGGTTTCATGAAGGCTTTCGGTGCCGGCGCATCGCCGGATTCCCTGATCGGCGATGATGGCGGGCTGGAGATCAAAACGGCCCTGCCGCACATCCAAGTAGATCGCCTGCTGACCGGCGCGCTACCGAGCGAGCACAAAGCACAGGTGCAGGGCAATCTCTGGGTCTCGGGACGTAAGTTCTGGGACTTCGTGAGCTATTGCCCTCGGCTCCCGCTTTTCAAGATCCGCGTCGAACGTGACGAGGAATACATCAAAGAAATTGCTGCCGGCGTCTCGGACTTCAACAGAGATTTGGCTGAGATGGTCGAGCGCATCCGTTCGTATAATGAGACGAGGGAAGCCGCATGACCACAGCCTTGATCACGGTGTACGGGAAGGCCGACAGGGAGCGTGCGGCCCGGCTTGCGGCTCAAGTGCCGGCTGGAACACGCATCGCGTTCAAGGCTGCCAAGCGGTCGCTGCCACAGAATGATCGACTGTGGGCGATGCTGACCGACGTTGCGCGTCAAGTGGAGTGGTACGGCCAGAAACTGACGCCCGACGACTGGAAGGTTATCTTCACCGCCTCACTGCGCAAGGCAAACGTAGTGCCTGGCATCGACGCCGGCACGCTGGTGCCGATCGGCATGTCCACATCGTCCATGTCTAAGGCTGAGTTCAGCGCCCTGATGGAGTTGATCGAAGCATTCGCGGCTGAGCGCGGTGTGAATCTACACCACGAAGAGGTGGCCGCATGATTCCCTTGCTGGAACAGGCTGCCGCGGTAGAAATTTCAGCGGCAAATCTTCGTGGCCATGTCGATCACCTAGCGCATCTCGTGGTTCTGAAACGCCGCACACAGGCCGAATACGAGGTTGCTGCTGGTCGGCTACCTGCATTGGAGGCTGCTGCTGAGACTTTGAAGTGGATGACCCGAAATGAAGCCTCCATCCGAAAGGCGGTCGCATGAGCCGCAGCGTTCCAGAGTGGGTGGCCAAACGCGATGACGACGCTATTCCGGCGCGCGTAAAGGACCGTTTGGCGCAGAAGGCCGATGACGCCTGTCTGAAATGCGCGCGGACCATCCGGCCGCCGCTGCGCGCCGAGTTCGATCACATCATTCCGCTAATCCTGGGTGGCGAGCATCGGGAGACGAACCTGCAACTGCTCTGCCATGAGTGCCATGGCGCAAAGACCAAGCTGGACGTGAAGGTAAAGGCCAAGGTGGCCCGCATCCGGCAGAGAAATCTCGGCATCAAGAAGCATAAGCGCAGCTTCTACGATTCCACGAAGTTCAAGATGAAGATTGGCGGCGGATTAGTAGATCGAAGTACCGGCCTGCCTGCAAATTTCAGCAAAGGGGTACGACAGTGACGATCAGCAACACAGACGGTAAACTGAAGGCTATCACCGAGCGGGTGAACCGGCTTGAAGATAGCCGAAGGGATATCGGTGAAGACATCAAGGCCGTGTTTGCGGAGGCAAAATCTGACGGCTACGACGTTAAGGCGCTAAAGGCAGTGATCAAGCGCCAGCGCGCCGACGCCCGCAAACTCGCTGACCACGAGGCCCAGGTCGGGACATATCTGGCGGCTCTGGGGTTGAGCTAATGGCTCTGACACCGAAGAACTGGAAGACCTTCCAGCACTACAGCAATCGCACGCCTTCATGGATCAAGCTGCACAAACGCTTGCTCGATGATTTCGCGTTTACGCGCTTGCCCATTGCTAGCAAGGCGCTAGCGCCTTTGTTGTGGCTGCTAGCGAGCGAGTACCCAAACGGCACCATCACATGCTCCGACGAGGAGATCGCGTTTCGCCTTCGCTGGTCTGACGAAGATTTCGCGCTTGGCATTAAACCCCTTATAGCAGCAGGGTTTTTCGTCGTTGATAGCGCAATGCTAGCAGACGGCGAGCAAGATGCTTGCCTAGAGGAAGATAAAGAGGAGAGGAGAGAAGAGGAAGATGCAGAGGCTGACGCTAGCGAAAACCCGCCTTCGGCTTTTGACGATTTCTGGAAACTTTATCCGGAGCGGGATGGATCGAACCCGACCGAGCCTGCCGAGCGAGCTTTCAAAGCTGCTGTGAGCGGTGGCATTGCCGTTGCCGACATCATGGATGGGTTGCGTGCGTTCCGCGTAGCGGAGGCGAAGAATATCGGAACCGAGTTCATTCCTCAGGCGCAGAAGTGGCTCCGTGATCGGCGCTGGAAAGACTATCTAAAATCCGCGGTGAAAGCCGAACAGGCCAAGGCGGCGTTGTCGAAGCTATACTACGCGCAGCCCATGTCGCCACAACTCGACGCCTGGGACGCGCATTCGATGGCAACGAGAGGGAAATCCATGCCGCGAGACGGCAAGGGGGGCTGGTACGTCGAATCCGAGTGGCCGCCGGGGTACAAGCCAAGCCATCCTCCACCGATACTGCAGACCATGCAGTAACCCCCATCACGATACAGGGAGAGGGAAGTGAGTGATAGGTGGATCAATATCGAGAGGACTGATTTGGAAGCGGATAAATATCACGACCCAAAGAACCCATGGATCGTGATTAGTCGTGAAGGCCATCTTTATGGGCGTTTCCCTTCCAACTGCGCCGCGAGACGAGAGCAGCGCAGGCTTGTGATCCAGAAGGTCGAAAGACTGAAGTCCAGTAACCCGTAGCGTACAGCGTCAGACATCATCCAACAGGGGCAGAGCATGACTTGGTATATCGCGATTTGCAATCCGAATTGTCAGCGGCGCGCTGAGATGGAGCTCGCTTCCCTCGGGTATCGGGCGTTCTGGCCCAAGCTTCGTAGATGGGTGTCGCACGCCCGAACGAAGAAGGCGAAGGAATACCCGGTGCTCGGGCGCTACATGTTCGTGGAGATTCCCGACCATGACTTTTACACGGTCAGGAACGTCAACGGGATCGAAGCGCTGATCACCGATGAGACGGGCAGGGCAGCTCAAGTGCCTCCAGAAACGGTTTGGAGACTCAAGGAGCGATATTTGAATGGCGAGTGGGACTTTGTGCGCCGGGATTGCCACAGGCCGCTGTACGGCCTCCTAAAGGGCAAACAGACCATTGTCGGCTGGGAAGAAAACAAGCCGATGCCGATCGGCGCCAAGATCATGGTCGTTGTCGGGGAGTTTGAGGACATGCTCGCCACGATCACGAGCCGCACCGGCAATAAGGTCAAGTTCAAACTCAAGGACAGCAACAAGTACGGCTGTGAGAGCGAGCGCGGGGTGAGGGCTGCTTGATGGACAACGAAACTCTGGAGCGGGCGGCTCAAATCCTCGAAGGCCATGCGACGAACGACATGTATCGGAAAGCATTTCGCGCCGGCGCAAAGCTGCTGAGATCGAAGAAAAAGTTACCCGACAGTTCCGAGCAAATCGGCCATACGTCGTCGTGTTCCGATGGCCAGCCGGTCACCTGAATGGTTTTTGCGCTCTGGGCTTTCCCACATGATTTGGAAACCGATACCTGGATTTCTGGACTATGAGGTCTCCGAGCGCGGAGACGTTCGCCGTGGGCCGGGTCAGTTGAAGCCCGAGAGAACGACTGGCAACGGTCGAAAGCGCTTTGCCCTGTCAAAGGGCGGGCGCTTGTACCGGATTAAAGCTCATCAGCTTGTCGCTTTGGCGTTCATTGGGCCGCCGCCTTTCGAAGGGGCGGAAGTCTGTCACAATGATGGATTCCATCACAATAACCATTATAGCAATCTTCGTTATGGCACGAAGACTGACAACGGCAACGATCGAACCATGCACCATCTGAAGCTGCGCGCAATGGGATCTTTGTGTCGTTCTCAGAACGAGAAGGTATCTGCCGCGGCAGCGGAGTTTCTCGCCAACCAATAATTCATGCCGCTCCGGGGAAACCCGTCGAGCGGCCGATTGATTCAGGATTTGACCATGGTGACCACAGCTCGAACGACAAGCCGCTAAGCATTCGCTGGCGTAGCTCAGTTGGTAGAGCAGGGTCCTTGTAAGGCTCAGGTCGCAGGTTCGAGTCCGTGCCGTCAGCACCAGTTTTCTCCCCGCCAGAAGCGGGCAGCCCCGGCATCCGTGTCGGGGTTTTTCTTTGACCGAGCCTGACGGCTTCAGGCGATCCCCGTAGAGGAAGAACCAGATGTCCCGTGACGAACAGGTTATCGAGAAGGAAATTCAGGCCAAGGGTCTTAACGCTCCGCGGCTGACGCCGGCTCATATCGACAGTGTGATTGTCGGTGCGGATTATTACCGCTTCCCAGGCACGACGCTTACAGTTTGCGCGCTCAAACTTCAGAATGGTTACCAAGTGACCGGAGAGAGCGCAGCGGCGTCGCCAGAAAATTTTAACGAAGAGATTGGCCGCAAGATCGCCTACGACAACGCCCGCAACAAGATCTGGGCTTTGGAAGGTTATCTGCTCCGTCAGAATCTCAACGGCGTGAACGTTGGAGCCCGTCTTGGGCCAGCTCGCTCCCACGGGCCAATCGTTTAACATCTCCACCCCGCCACTCCTCATCCCCCTCCGTCTTTAGCTCGCCGGGGAGTGATGGGGTGGGGGCTATAACCGTGAGGTCGACCAATGTTTCTGGCGATGTTCAGTGTGCCATGCGCGGGCAAACATCTCGGAGCTTTGGTTCCGGTAAAGAAGTTTTTTGGTGCGCCCATTCAAGGACGCTCTCGGCTTGTTGCCGACGATCCCATTTGGGAGGACAGTAATGTCAAGTTTCACTGGGTCTACGCACCGAACCCGTCAAAATCTAGGTTGCGGCCCAGGGATACAATTAAGTTCTTCTGGTGCAGCCCTGTTGCAGTTTAGCGCATGATCCAAATCCCCCTCAGCCAGATCACATCCGCAGAAGCATTCCGAGCTGATGTCGATCGGCACATTGCTGCGCTCAAGAAGCACCAGATGGGGAAGCCGGATGTGGCTGCGCCAACCGCCAGCCTTGCTGTCGCGTCTGTTATTGGTCGTCAGCCCCAAACCGGGCCGGTCGACAAGCGCGGCGCAGATCAGTTTGTCGTCCTGCCGTATGTGGTCATCGACGACATTCCCGTTCCGCCTGAAGTGCAGGCGTTGAGAGACAGCATTGGCAGCTCGTAAGCAGCTTTGGCACCCGGATGAGGTGCGGCAAAAGATACAGGCCAGTCAGCTCATCAACCGATTGATGAAGCACGTCAATTCCGACAAGCCCATTATGGATAGTTCGCAGGTTACTGCTGCGGTGAAATTGCTGGGTAAGGTGTTGCCGGATCTGTCTGCGACAACGCTGTCAGGTGACCCGGAGAACCCCGTGCAGACCGTTACCAAGATCGAGCTTGTGGCGCTTAGGGCCAAGACGCGTGACGACAACAGCTCAGATTGAGCTCCCTCCCAAGCTCATCCCGGTATTCGAGGGCGAGGCAGACGTAAGGGGCGCATACGGCGGGCGTGGTTCTGGCAAGACCAGATCATTCGCCAAGATGTCCGCTGTTCGTACATTCATGTGGGACCAGGAGGGCCGGGAAGGCCTGGTTCTATGCGGTCGTCAGTTCATGAATTCGCTGGAGGATTCGTCGCTCCAGGAAGTGAAGGCGGCGATCAACGAGGAGCCTTGGTTGGCTCAGCACTTTGATATTGGGGATAAATACATCCGGACCCGGAGCGGTCGGATCAGCTACACGTTCACTGGCCTCGACCGGAATCTGGACAGTATCAAGTCCAAGTCTCGCATTCTGCTGGGGTGGGTCGACGAGGCCGAGCCTGTCACGGACGATGCGTGGACGAAGCTGATCCCGACGTTGCGTGAGGATGACAGCGAACTCTGGATTACGTGGAACCCGGAGCGCAAGGCCAGCGCGACGCATAAGCGTTTCAGGCTCTCGCAGGATCCGCGATACAAGATCATTGAGCTCAATTGGAGAGATAACCCGCGCTTCCCAATGAAGCTGGAGCGCGATCGCCAGCGTGATAAGGTTGAGCGTCCTGACCAGTACGAGCACATCTGGGAAGGGGCGTTCAAGACGATGGTCGAGGGCGCTTATTACGCCAAGAGTCTGATTGAGGCTCGAGATCGTATCGGGCGTGTTCCTGCCGACCCGCTGATGACGTTGAGGGCGTTCGTCGACATTGGCGGCACCGGTGCTCGGGCTGACGCTTTCACCATCTGGATTGCACAGTTCATTGGCCGCGAGATCAGGGTTCTGGATTACTATGAGGCTGTAGGTCAACCGGCTGCCTCTCATCTCGCCTGGTTGCGAGGCAAGGGATACAGCCCTGACCGGTGCCAGATCTGGCTGCCTCATGACGGATCGACGCAGGATAAGGTCCACGACGCGTCATACGAGAAGTTCTTCAATGCTGCTGAGTATCAGACAACCGTGATTCCAAATCAGGGGCGCGGCGCAGCATCCATGCGTATCGAAGCCGCTCGGCGCCTTTTCCCGATGATGTGGTTCAACCAGGCCACGACACAGGCGGGTATCGATGCAATCGGCTGGTATCACGAAAAGCGAGACCCGGAGCGTGGCGTCGGTCTTGGACCGAACCATGACTGGTCGTCGCATGCTGCGGATGCATTTGGGTTGATGTGCGTGGCTTACGAAGAGCCCAAGACCAAAGACAAATCCTGGGACTTCAAACCCCGCAAGGTTGCTTGATGATTGTAGCTCTCGAGCGTGGCCTCGCAGACGTATTGCTTTATCGGCTTGGCAAGAGGCCTTTGCTGTCGTCAGAGGGGCTCTGGCAACTTGTTTTTTCTCGGTTTGATCAAGGCTTGTGATGGACGAGAAAACACCACAGGAACTTTGCCGGGTAGTAGCAAGCCTGGTGAAGGACTGCGAGGCGTATCGTGACGACCAGTCGCACGATCGTGTCCGCGCGATGGAGTATTACGAAGGCGAGATGTCCGACGTCCCGAACGAGGACGGCCGGTCGAAGGTCGTGTCTCGTGACGTCCGTGGTGAGATCAAGAAGGTTCTGCCGTCGATTGTTCGGATCATTCTGGGCAATGACAAGGTTGTCGAATATCAGCCAAATGCCGAAGGGGACGAACAGGCTGCCGAGCAGGCCACGGATTACGTCAATTATCTGATCTTCCCGGAGAGCGACGGTCATAACGCTGTCCGTGACGCCATCGACGATGCTCTGCGGCTGCGGAATGGCATCATCAAGTGGTGGCAGGACGAGCGGATTGAGGTCAAATATTCCAACCATTCCGGTCTGGATGAGATGGCCTTTGCACAGCTCGTGTCTGACGATGCTGTCGAGGTGTTGGAGCACAGCCCGCGAGAGGAGCAGATCGACACGCCGCAGGGGCCGATGCTTGTCCCGGTGCATGATGTTCGTATTCGCCGGAAGATCATCAAATCCCGCCAGAAGCTGGCAGCGGTTCCGATGGAGAACTGGCTGATCCATCCTGACGCGGTGTGCTTGTACGATTCCCCGATCGTGGGTGAAAACTACCGCATTCGTCGCTCCGATCTGGTCGCGATGGGTTATGACCGGGAGAAGGTCGACAAGCTACCGATGGCGACGGGTAGGTCGAGCGAGACCGATGTGGAGGAGCAGACGCGCCGGCGCGATAGCCTGTTCCGCGATGATCCGGCCGCGAAGGCTTTGCAGGAGATCGAATATTACGACCTGCTGGTTCGGATAGACCAGGATAACGACGGCATTGCCGAGCTGCGCCGTATGATCTTCGCCGGCGGGCTCACTGAGAACTATCTGCTCTCCAACGAAGAGTGGGATGACGTCAATTACGCTGATGTCGTTTGCGAGCGTCGCCCTCACCAGTGGGAGGGCACCAGCGTTACCGACGACGTTGCTGAGATCCAGAAGATCAAGACGGTTCTGGTCCGGCAGACGTTGGACAATCTGTATTGGCAGAACAATCCGCAGCCGACGGTGCAGGAAGGGCAGATTGTAAACCCTGATGCCGTGACCAACCCGTCATTTGGGCAGCCGATCAGGGTCAAGAACGGGGTCGACGTCAGAACCGCACTTGCATTCAACCAGGTGCCGTTCGTAGCCGATAAATCGTTCCAGATGCTGTCCTACCTCGATGGCGAGAAGCAGGATCGGACGGGCATTTCTGACGCTTCCAGCGGCATGGCGCCCGATGCACTGCAGAACATGACGGCAAAGGCGTCTGCGATGATCGAGCAGGCCGGGATTGGCCAGACCGAAATGATGGTCCGGACGATCGCGAACTGCCTGAAGCCGGTATTTCGTGGGTTGCTCAAGCTGGTCATTCAGCACCAGGACAAACCACGCACCGTTCGGCTTCGTAATGAGTGGGTGCAGTTCGACCCGCGCACCTGGAACGCGGATATGGACTGCTCGGTGAATACGGGCCTTGGCGCCGGCACCCGTGAGCGGGACATGATGATGATGCAGATCGTCGTCGGCCTGCAGGAGAAGGTTATGGCGGCTTTCGGTGCCGATAATCCGATGGTGAAGCCTGATCAGCTCTACAATGGCGTTGCGAAGACCGTTGAGGCGGCTGGCCTGAAGTCGATTGATCAGTTCTTTACCCGACCCAGCGACGAGGAAGTCGCCGCTTATGCTCAGAAGAAGGCTCAACAGCCTTCCGAAGAGCAGATCAAAATCAACGGCCAGAAGGAAATCGAGCAGGTCAAGGGTCAGGTCCAGATCGCTCTGGCAGACAAGAAAATGCAGGTAGAGGCCTCGAAGGAACGCGAACAGCGTGATGCCGATCTGGTCATCAAGCAGGCCGAGCTTGAGAAGGAGGCCGCCGCGAGCCTCCATGAGGCCGAGCTGAAAGCACAATCCGATGCTGACCAGCGTCAGATCGAGCGTGAAAAGATCGCCTCGAACGAGCGTATTGCTGCAGCGAAGCTGGAGGCCGATGTCATGCTGAAGCGCGAGGAAATGGACCGCGCTGATGCTCGAGCGGAGAAGGACCGTGAGGCTGCCATCCAGCAGGCACAGGCGGCATCGATCGGGAAGGCGTTTGAACGCAACGAACAGCGTGAGATGGCCCAGTAATGGCGACCAAAAACTTCACGAACACTGACAAGCCGGTCCAGCTTGTGGCGCTGGTCACGGATAATGGTGATGGCACGGCCTCATCGAGCCCGCATGCGTCGCTGGCTGCTGGCACTGACCGATCCGGGTCCATAACCACCGGTGGGACTGCGCAGCAGATGGCGGCTGCGAATTCGGCGCGAAAAAGCCTGAAGGGGCAGAATATCTCGGCCGGCGATCTTTGGATCAATGAGATTGGCGGTAACGCTGCGGTTGATGCTGCTGGTTCGTACAAGGTGACGGCTGGCTCTGCATTCTCCGTGGCCACCAATCGCGCTGTTTCGATCATCGGTGCGACGACTGGCCAGAAGTGGACGGCGACGGAGATCTGATATGGATGTCTTTCCGGTGCCAGATCTCAGCATGGTTCCGCAATATGTCTCCGCGACCCGTATGCATGTGGCAGATGTCATTGCAAACTATCCTCCCAATGCCACTCGTCGCGGCATGCTGGCAACTGTCGATGATCTGTTCGGCGCGCTCGATGGGACGTTGCGCTGCGGGTATGACGGTCAACGATACTTCTGGCAGCCGAGCGGATTGCCGGAATATTTCTCGCCCATGACGGTTGCTTCTGACCTGACGCTGACTGCACTGAGCCATCCGACGATTATCCCGCTCAGCGGCACGGTCGCAGTCGGTGTCACACGAAAGATTACATTGTCGACCGACAATGTGTGGCCGGGAGCTCGCAAGCGCATCAACGTGGGAGGGGTGACTTCCTTGCTCGGTACGTTGCAGCTTCTGTCTGGCGCAACAAGCCTGCTGAACATCGTGCTGGGCAACACCTACGATATGGCGGTGGATTATTCAGGCGGCACACCGCAGTGGGTGCGGATTTGACCGATCGCGCCGACGCTGCCCGCGGTATTCTGGCCGTTCCGTTCTTCGACGATCTCATGGACGGCATGGAGAAAGACGCGGTGAACGCCGCAGTCAGTGCGAAATACGATGATCACGAGGCGCGCCAGGCTCATTTGGCCCAGGTTCGCGCCATCAGGGATTTGCGCTCAACTCTCGCAGTCATCTCGCAAGAGGACCAGGCGAGGGAGCGTAAGAAGGCGCCGGCCTAACCGGCAACCAAGCCAAAGGATCGAATATGGCAACCGAGCTGGCAACCGCCAACGAGGCGTCTTTTGACGCGTCGAGCGATAGTGCCGAACCCTCCACCGATCTCGATAACCCGAGCAACCTCGACTACGAGGAGCCTGAAGAGGAACGGGCCACACCTCCAGCCGAGCAAGACGGGACCGATCCCGACCGAGAGACGGATGAGCCTGTTGAAGATGGGCAAGAGGCCGAAGCGACCGCAGATGACGAGCCGGCAGAAGCCGAGCAGCAGGAAACTGCAGGCATCAAGGATGATGCTGTTGTCGATGTGCAGGGCGAGAAGCTGGCAATCAGCGAGCTCAAGTCCGGATACATGCGGACCGCGGACTACACTCGAAAAACACAGGAACTCGGCAACAAACGCCGGGAACTTGAAACGCTAACCGCGCGTGTCACGGACTCCGTGAACGCCATTGCAGACCTGTTGCTTGCTCAGGTCCCGAAAGCACCAGACCAAGCCCTCGCGATGACCGATCCTGGACGATATGTCCAGGAGAAGGCGATCCACGACGCCGCCATGGCTCAGATCAACACGGTGATCGAGAAAGCAACCGCTCCAAAGGAAGTGGCGAACAAGCTCTCTGACGAGCAGCGCTCGGAATACATGCAATCCGAGAATGCCAAGCTTGCAGAAGCATTCCCACAGTCCGCAAAGCCTGCAACCCGTGAAAAGTTCTTCAAGGACGCAATGGGCGCCGCTGCTGAAGTCGGATTTACCTCCGACGAAATCAGCAAGGCACTCGATCACCGGTTCTACAAGCTGGCCCATTATGCCCAGCTTGGAATGCAGGCCGAGAAGGCAAAGGCCAAAGCGGCTCAGAAGGTCGTCAATGTCCCGCCGGTTGCAAATCAGCGCCGGGCTCAAGGGGCAAAGGATGCCAAGGCACGAGCAAATCAGGACGCAATGAAGAGGTTGGCAGACACCGGGTCGATCCATGCCGCGATGGCGGTCGACTTTGATTAAACCATCTTCATAGGAGGCCATAATGGCCGTTATTGCCAATACCTTCCAGACTACGGCTGCCAAGGGTAACCGTGAACAACTCTCTGACGTCGTTTCGCGCATCACGCCCGAAGATACCCCGATCTATTCGCTGATCGGCAAGGGCAAGGTCACTTCTGTCCATCCCGAATGGGAAGTGGATGACCTGGCCGCGCCGGCGTCGAACGTCCAGCTCGAAGGCGATGAATTCACCTTCGGCGCGATCACCCCGCCGGTTCGCGTGGGCAACTACACCCAGATCCTGCGCAAGGACTTCATCCTGTCGGAAACGCAGGAAGCTGTCGACAACGCCGGCCGGGTGGAGAAGCGCAAGTACCAGAAGCTCAAGAAGGGCATCGAGATCCGCAAGGACGTGGAATACTCGATCATTTCGAACGTGGCTTCGGTCGGTGGCGCAACCCGCGTTTCGGGCGGTCTTCCTTCCTGGCTGGCCACGAACGTCTCCCGCGGCGCCACCGGCGCCAATGGCGGCTTCAGCACTGGTACGGGCCTGACTGTCGCCGCCACCAACGGCACCCAGCGCGCGTTCACCAAGACGCTCCTGGATACGGTCATGAGCGCTGCCTACACGTCGGGCGCCAATGTCGGCCATCTGGTCGTCTCGCCCTATGTGAAGTCGGTGTTCGTGTCGTTCATGTCCGATCCGAGCGTTGCGACGTTCCGCTACTCGGTGGACAGCGAAAGCGGTCGCAAGACCATCATCTCGAATGCGGACGTCTACGAAGGTCCGTTCGGCAAGGTGCTGGTGCATCCGAACCGTGTCATGGCGACCAACGCCGGCGTGGCGCGCAATGCCTTCCTAATCGATCCCGACATGCTTGAGTGGGATTGGCTCCGCAAGATTCAGGAAGTGAAGGGCGTGGCGAAGACTGGCGACGCCGAGAAGTGCGTTCTCATCGGCGAAGGCACGTTGCGCGTGAAGAACGAAAAGGGCCTCGGTGTCGTGGCTGACATTTTCGGTCTCACCGCCTCGACCTAATCGAATCTCACCGCGTTATACAGGGGCCAGCGTCATGCTGGTCCCTTTTGTTTGGAGATACAGACATGGCGGACTTGAAGAAGCAGGCCGAAGATCTCGGCATCGACGTCGACAATCGTTGGAGCGACGAGACGCTTCAGCGCAAGATCAACGAAGCGAAGGCGAAGAAGGAAGCCGGCAAATCTGCACCGTCGGCTGCCCCGGCAGACACCAAGGTTGTCCCGAATATCGGACAGCCCCGCGCTCTGACGACCGAAGAAATGCGTCAGGAGAACGAGGGCGCCGGCGCTTCGCAGGCTGGCCCATATCCTCGCGATCCGAACGAGGCGCATGAGCAGGCGGTGAACGTGGCCGAGCGCCAGGAAGATCCGCCGGAATTCCGGTCGGACGACCTGCAGGGCAATTCCGTCAACGGCGAGGGCAAGAAGGATACCGTCAAGGTCCGTCTGCTCTATGACTGGTGGGATGGCTCGGGCGTTCGCCACCCGCTGAACAGCGTGGTGGAGATGGCCATCAACGATGCTCGCAATCTCGTCGAGCAGAAGAAGGCCGAACGCACGGACGGCTGGTAAGATCATGACCATTCGGGACGAAAACGGTTTTACCCTGGTTGATTTCGATCACGCCACGGGTCGTTCCGTTTGGTCATACTTCGACGGTCAAAAGACCGTCTACCGCACCGACTATCCCGTCGCGGAATCCATCAAACAGAACACGTTTGATCGGAATGAAGCGACGGGGTGGAAGGGCGATTGGCATCGCGTGGCGTCCGTTCCGCTGAACATCCTTCACGATAGCGGAATGGTCGATGCTGCGTCGCAGGGCGACCAGGCCTTCATGTCGCGCTGGCTGAACGATTCCGACAATGCGGCTTGGCGGACGAAAGAGGGGCGGATGTAATGGGCGCATTTTCCGACTATCTCGATCTTCGCTTGGCCGTCGGCGATCACGTCGGAAACCGGGACATCTCTGACGTCATGCCGCGCCTGACGCAGGCTGCGGAGTCGTCGTTGAACAAGAAACTGCGATGCCGGCAGCAGATCGTGACGGCGACCTTGGCTTTTGCCGATGGCGTCGCGGCGCTCCCGGCTGATTTCCTGGAGATGATCAATCTCTATGGCCTGAATGGCTATCGCTACAATTCTGGTGCGCTGGCAGATTCCCGCAATTGGGGAACGGCTTGGTCTCGATATTCGATCGACGGGACCAGCATCTACATCAAGGGCTTTACCGGCAATCGGGACATTCAATATTACGCCAAGCTCCCCACGCTTACGTCCAGTCCGACGACGACCAACTGGCTTCTTGAGGAAGCTCCTGATGTGTACCTCTATGCCGTGGGTCTGGAGGCTGCCAAGTTTCTGAAGGACGCTGATCTCGTACAGGCAACCCGCGCGTTGCTCGAGGATGAGATGAATTCGCTCAAGATTGGCGACGATCGGGCTCGATATAGCAATACATCGGTCCGCGTTCAGGGGATCACGCCATGAGCCTCCTGGATATCGCCAAGAACATCGCAGTGAATGTCGGGATTGGTGTCCCTTCAGAAGTGAAGTCGAGCGGCGACCCCGATGCGTTGAAGATCTTGCGTTTTACGGAAGAAGCCGGCGAGGAAGTGGCACGGCGGGCAAATTGGGGAGCCTTGCGTAAAACGACGACGATTACCGGAAATGGTGACAACGAGCTCTTCAATATCGCAGCAGACTTTGCGCGGGTGATCCCCGGAACGGCCATCAAGTCCAATGGCGTCACGATCCGGACTGGTCTCAGTGCTGATGAATGGAATTCCCTACCGCCGGCGGTTGGTACGCCACGTTATGCGCGCCTCGAGGCGGCGACGGTTGCGTTTTGGCCATATCTACCGGACGGGCAGTCTGCAGAGGTCACATATCAAAGCCTGAACTGGTGCGAGGGCGGCACGTCATGGCTTTCGGACGGTGACACGCCTTTTGTGCCTCAGATCCTGGTCGAGAAGGGCGCTTTGTGGCGTTGGCGACGACAACTCGGCGCTGATTACCAGGATCAATTTGCAGAGTTTGAAACTGCGTTGACCGATCTCGCGCGCTCTGATGATGCGATGAGGCAGCCTTGAAGGTTCTCGAAGCACGCCGGGCGCCGGCGAGGCCTTCAGCGCAGAAGCCGACGGTTTATAAGACGGCGACCATCCCTGCGCCGACACTGGGGCTGATTGCAAACGCTAATATTGCATCGCCTCCACCTGGCGGCGCCGAGCAGCTTGAGAATTTCTTGTCGACGGCCACTGGCGCAATTCTGCGACGTGGTTGTGCGCAGCATGGCAGCCTGGGGGTGAGTGATCCTGTCCGTTCGTTGTTTGCCTATGCGAATGGCAACAATCGCAAGATGTTTGCGACGACGGATGATGCGATCTTCAACGTCACCAGCCCGACGCTTTCCTATAATCTTGTCGACAATCTTGGGAATAGCATGACGACGGATACGGGCGATCACCTCGTCCTATTCTCGGAAGAAGCCATTATTCCAGATGTCACCGGTCTCACCGGTGGCGATTGGGTTTCAACACAGTTTGCGACGTCAGGTGGCGTTTATCTTCGATTGGTCAATGGATTTGATGTCCCTCGCGTGTACGATGGCGCAGCATGGTCGACGACACCAACGATCACCGGTACTGACCCGACCAGATTTTCCTATCTGTGGCCATACAAGCAGCGCTTGTTCTTCGTAGAGAAGGATTCGCTGAACGCATGGTATCTGCCGGCTGATAGCATTGGCGGCGCCGCAGTGCTTTTGCCGTTGGGCTCGATATTTACCCGCGGCGGGTCGTTGCTGTTTGGTAGCTCCTGGTCTCTCGAGACCGGAACCGGTGGCCTGTCAGAGCAGTGCATTTTCGTATCAACGGAAGGTGAGGTTGCAGTCTTCCAAGGGTCTGACCCGGCATCGGCCTCTACGTGGTCGCGTGTTGGCGTCTACCGAATCGGGAAGCCTCTCGGCAAGAACGCCCATTTCAGGGCGGGCGGCGATATCGTCATCTGCACTGACATTGGTGCCATCCCGCTTTCGCAGGCGCTGCAAAAGGACTTTGCCGTTCTCTCGCCGTCGGCGGTGTCTGCTCAGATCGAGACAATCTGGAATACTGAGGTTCGCAACAGGCCCACACTCGACTGGAAGAGTTTGGTTTGGTCGTCAAATCAGATGGCCGTTGTCGCGCCTCCGGTGACGTCTGGACAGCCAACGGTTCTCTATGTGGTCAACACCCGAACCGGTGGTTGGAGCAAGTTTACAGGATGGGATGTCAGGTGCTTGCTCGTGTTCAATGACCGGCTCTTTTATGGCTCCGATAACGGCATCGTTGTAGAGGCGAACGTAACCGGTCAGGACATGGGGGTGCCATATGTCGGCGTCTATACCCCACTTTTTAGCGATTTAGGGGCGCCTGGGCGCAAGGTTGCGAGCATGACGCGGGTTGTCACCAAATCGGTATTCGATCCGAAGGAAAAGCTGTCCATGCAGAAGGATTACCGGGTCGTGTTGCCAGCTCCGCCGGCGGCAAATGCTGTGTCTCTTGGTAACGTCTGGGGTGCAGGCATCTGGGGTGTGAGTAGGTGGGGCGGCGCGCAGGTCAAGACGTCTTTCGGAACATGGAAATCGACTCCGCAGAATGGCGATGTCCTGTCGCCGGCGCTGCAGATTACGAGCGGTAACATCTCGCCCTTGGACACTGAAATTGTGCGGACCGACGTAACCTATCAGTTGGCAGAGATGGTCGTTTAATGCGCGCCATCTGGGCAGGAAGCTCGAATGAAGCGGCCCGAAACGGAATTATAGCATTTGTCGCAAGGCAGCTCGATGGAGCTAACAGAGGCTTCGGAAACTGCGTCTGCATGGGCGTCCTCGACGGCGAAATCCTCGTCGCGGGAATGATCTTCCACAACTTCTCTCCAGAGAACGGCACGATCGAACTATCCGGAGCGGCGACAACCAAGCGTTGGCTGACCCGTTCGATCTTCAACGAGATGTTCGAATATCCGTTTGGGCAATTGGGGTGCCAAATGCTGATTGCTCGACATTCCGAACACAATAAGCGCTTGCGGCGCATGTGGGCTGCCGTCGGCGCCACTGAATACATCATTCCGCGTCTACGCGGCAGGTACGAAGCTGAAGCAATAGCGACCTATACCGAAGAAGCATGGCGAAATGGTCGGACAATGCGGAGATTGACGAATGGGTAAGCCGAGCGCCCCAGCCCCTCCCGATCCGAAACAGACGGCGGCGGCATCTACCGGGACGAATGTCGCCACTGCATTGGCAAACGCCAGCCTCAACAATGTCAGCCAGGTTGGGCCGAATGGCTCTCTGACTTACAGCCAGACGGGTTCGTCGAAGTTCACTGACCCGTACACCGGTCAGACCTACGATATCCCGAATTACACGCAAACGACGACGCTATCGCCTGACCAGCAGAAGCTTTACGATCTGAACAACAAGACCCAGCAGAATCTGGGGCAGATCGGCGTCGACCAGTCCGCGAAGATTGGTGGGCTTCTCGGGACCAATGTCGACCTCAGCAATGACGCCATCGAAGGCCGGCTCATGGAGCTTGGCTCGAAGCGTCTCGATCCTAAATTTGCCCAGAGCGAAGAGGCGTTGCGCACTCGCCTGGCAAATCAGGGTATCGCGCCGGGATCTCAGGCATGGAATGCCGAGTTCAAGAACTTCAATGAAGGCAAGAACGACGCCTACAACGAGCTTCTGCTGAAGGGTCGCGGCCAGTCCGTTCAGGAGATCCTGACAGAGCGGAATCAGCCGTTAAACGAAATCATCGGCTTGATGAACGGATCCCAGGTGACGATGCCGCAGTTCGGCTCTACGCCGCAGTACAACATTCCGACTACCGATACAGCTGGCATCATCAACAACAATTTCAATCAGCAGCAGCAGCAGTATCAGACCGAAAGCGCGAATCGAAATGCGCTTCTTGGCGGTCTGTTCGGGCTCGGTTCCGCTGCAGCCTTCAAATTCTCCGATCGGCGTCTGAAGAAGGACATCAAGAAGATCGGCAAGACCAATGACGGTCAGAACCTCTACAGCTACCGATACAAGGGCAGCGACGAGCCGCAGATTGGCCTGATGGCCCATGAAGTCGAGAAACGTGATCCTGACGCTGTGGTGATGACGGCCAGCGGCTTCAAGGCTGTGAACTACGACAGGGCGCTCGGCGGCCTGATGGGAGCTGCCTGATGGCTCTGTCTTTCTCCTTCGATGCCTCCAAGGGCGAGACGCCGGAGAGCGTCGCGTCCCGGCGGAAGTCGGCTGACCTTCTTGCGGCCCGCATCTTTGGCCGAACTCCGCAGAATGTGGGTGAGGGGCTCAATTCCATCGGGCAGGCGTTGATTGCGCGCCAAATGCTTGACGAGGCGAACGCAGCGCAGGCGGCAGGTTCAGCGTCGGGGAATGACGCGTACTCGCAGATTGTCGCGTCTTTGAGCGGTGGGGGTGTTACCCCATCCGCACCGGTGGCAACTGCCCCGATGGGAGGCCTGCCGTCCTTGCCGCCTCCGCAGAACATCGCTCCGGGCAAAATCTACAGCAACGACGAGCCCTCGCCTCTCGATCCGCCGTCAGGAGCGGACCGCGATGCTGCCATTCGCACCGTCATCGCTGAAGCCGGTAATCAGGGCCCGGTGGGCATGAATGCCGTAGCCAGCGTGATCAAGAACCGCGCCGTGGCTGGCAACTACGGTGGCGATACGGCCGGGGGCGTTGTTCGAGCTCCAAACCAGTTCGAGCCGTGGAACACTGAGGCTGGCCGCGCCAAAATGGCTGCGATCGACCCGAACAGCCAGGCCTATAAGGACGCCTCTGCTGCGTTGGACAGCGCCTATTTTGGCAATGATCCCACCAATGGCGCAAAGAACTTCATCCAGCCGAAACTGCAAACGGCTCTCGGTCGACCAATGCCGGCATGGGCTCAGCAGCCGGGTGTGATGATTGGCGACCACAAGTTCATCGGCGGCCGGACGCCTACGACGCAGGTTGCGAGCGCTGATGATGGCGCTGAACTCCCCGCCAATGCGACGCCGGCGCAGGGGACGCTGCCAACCGCAGAGGCTGTTCGCGGAACGTCCGGACCACCGCTTCAGGTGCTTATGCAGGCTGCCAGCAATCCATGGCTCTCGGAAAGCCAGCGGACGGTCGTCAACACGATGCTGAAGCAGCGTCTAGAGCAGGATGCCCAGGCGAGCGACCCGCTTCGTCAGGCTCAGATCAAGCTGACCACGGCGAAAGCAGCGAAGGCTGAAAGCGGCGGTGACGTAGAGTATGGCCTTAATCCGATCTATGGTCGCGACGAAAAGACCGGAGAAGAAGTGCTAGGCACTCTTGGCAAGGATGGGTCCTTCAAAAAGATTGACACACAGGGCGTGAAGATCAATTCAGGAGTCGAAAAAATCGATCTTGGTACTCATTTTCAGCTTCGAGACAGAAAGTCTGGCCAGATCGTTGGCACCGAACGCAAGGACATCGCCGGGGCAAAGCGTGACGCTGAAATTGGTGAGTCCCAAGGCAAGGCAGTTGCTGCCGCTCCAGGCGACATCCAGGCCGGTCAGAACGCCATCAAGATCCTCGATCAGATCGAGCAAAGTCCGTATCTCAGCCGCGGCACAGGCCTTACGTCACTTGGAAACGTGGTCCCCGGCACCGGAGGCTACGACTTCCAGAACCTTGTCGAGCAGGCAAAGAGTGGTGCCTTCCTCCAGGCCATTCAGCAAATGCGCGGCCTTGGTTCGTTGTCGAATGCTGAAGGCGGGGCCGCAACTGCTGCCATCACGCGCATGAACACTGCCACGTCCACGGAAGCGTTCAAGAAGGCGCTTAGCGATTACCGCGAGATTGTTCAGCAGGGCATTGATCGTGGCCGAGCGCGTCTTGCGAACCCGGCATCGAACAATCCTGGCGCGGAACCTTCGAGATCAACGCCGACGGTCGATGACCTGGTTAAGAAATATGGTCGCTGATGGCTAGTCTCGAAGAGCTTTCCCAGGCACTGATCAACGCCGATGCCGCGGGTGACGCCGACGGCGCGCGCATTCTCGCTGGCGAAATTCAGAAGATACGCCAGCAGCCGTCGGCGCCCAAGGCGCCGGAAGTCAGCACGGCGACAGATATTGCAAAGAGCGCCGGTGTTGGCCTTGGACGAGGCTCTATCGGTCTCGCTGGTCTAGTTGGTGACATTACTGATTTGGGCGCCAAGGGGCTCCGCGCAGCAGAATCCTATATCAGCGACAAGATCGGGATCGAGCCTTACAAACCTCCGGTGGAGCCTGGCAAATCCGTCCTCGATAAAATTCCGACCAGCGAGAGCATCACCAAGGCCGTAGAGGGCGTCACTGGTGAGTTCTACAAGCCTCAGACTACCGCCGGTCAGTACGCTCAGACCATCGGTGAGTTTGCACCCGGCGTGATCGGCGGACCGGGGTCTCTTGGCGCCCGTATGCTGCGAAATGTCGTCGCCCCGGCGGTAACGAGCGAGGCGGCAGGACAGGCCACAGAAGGCACGTCATTTGAGCCATGGGCGCGTGCAGGCGGTGCATTGGCAGCCCCGGCCGCTCTGGCGGGCGCGCGCCGAGCCGTGACGCCGCTTCCTGCTGAACCTTCACGGCAACGTCTCGTCGACATCCTGCAAGGAGAGGGCGTCACGTCTCTGACGGCTGGTCAGCGGACCGGCAACAAGAGCTTGCAATACGCTGAAAGCGTTCTGGGTGATGCTCCTGGCGCCGGTGCGCAGGCGTCGCGAATGCAGAACGAGGCGCAGGAACAGTTTACACGAGCTGCCATGCGGCGTGCTGGCGGCGGGGCTGATGCAAGCCCAGACGTCTTGATGGCGAACAATGACCGTCTTGGTCAGCAATTCAGGGATATGTCTGCCCGCAATTCCCTTACGCCGGATAATGATTTCATCACTGATCTGACGGCCGCGGTCCGGAATTACCGCAATGTCCCAGAATCCCAGCAGCGGGCAATGATCCAGGGATATATCGACGACATCATCCCGCATGTGAATGCCGGCTCAATGCCGGGCGAGCAGTATCAGGCGATGCGTTCTCGCCTGTCGCGCCAGGCGCAGAACAATCGGATGAGTGATCCCGACCTCTCTGAAGCACTGCGAGGCATGCGTGATGCGCTCGATAATGCGATGGGCCGCTCCATATCGCCAATTGATCGGGAAGCGTGGAACACCGCGCGTCGTGAATATGGAGCGCAGAAGACTATCGAGAACGCCACGTCGCGTGCGGGCGCGGTCACTGCTGAAGGCCAGATTACACCTCAAAATTTGCGCAATGTGGCATCGGTCCAGAACCGTGGCGCATATGCTCGCGGGCAGGGTGATTTTTCGGAATTGGCGCGGGCCGGTGCAGGCGTTATGGCACCGCTTCCGCAGTCTGGCACAGCGCCTCGCCTGACGATGCAAGCCATTGCGTCAATGATTGGCGGGGTGGCTGGTGCTGGTGCGGGACCGGCTGGTTCAGGCTTGGGGGCTGCGGCTGCTGGCGTAGCAGGTCCAGCCATCGCCGGACGTATTCTTATGTCTCGTCCGACGCAGGCTTATCTCGCAAACCAACTCGTGCAACCGGGACTGCCAGATAACGCGCGCGATGCCATCGTGAGAGCGATCCTCGCAAGGCGCGAAATCTCAACTTTGCCAGCCTCGCAAGATTCAAGAGGTCGCTGATCATGATCGGGATGGCGGCGACAAACAGTGCTGCGAAGAATGCGACCAAAGCAGCCGCGTATGCATTCGGCGTCCACTGCCATTTAATGTTTGAGCCGACCACGGCGCCGGCGGCAAGAAATTGCGCGATCTTCAATAAGGTCTGCATCCCCTGAATCTATCCCACCATGATCACTCTTCCAAGCCGCCTCCGGGCGGCTTTTTCTATGGGAACAGCATAAATGCCATCTGATGCAAACGGCGTGCATAGTCTGCCGGTTGGATACCTCGCTGAAGACGGCGAGGTCATCCAGCCGAGCCAGCACAATCCGCCTTTGGAAGACGTTTCGAGCGGTCTGACCGATCGCCTGATGCGCTCCGGCGTCGCGCCCATGACGGGGCCGCTGAAACTGGCTGACGGGTCGGCCGCGGCGCCATCGCTCACGTTCAACTCTGCCCCTGGGCTTGGCCTCTACAAGAGCGGGTCATTCCTCGCTTCAACGGGCCCGATCATCGGCGTTCTGCCAATCGGCCTTGGCCCGCTGCCATGGTCTCGTGCAACGGCACCTCCTGGCTGGGTTCTCTGCTACGGCCAAACGCTCTCTCGTGCTGCCTATCCGGACCTATGGACAGTTGCGCAGGCCGAAATCGCGGCCGGCAACCCGATGTACAACAACGGCAACGGGACGACGACGTTCGGCATTGTGGATATGCGCGGCCGTGTTGCTGCTGCTTACGGTGCGATGGGTGGAGTGGATTCCGGTCGGCTGTCTGGCGGCATGGGCGCCGGCATCGGTGTTCAGAGCTACCTGATGAGCCTGAGCCAGATTCCGAATTTCGCACCGGCCGCATCGGGCTTCTTTGTTGGCAATCCCCTCGGCGTGGCGTCCCTGCAAGGCCCGAGCATCCTCGGAACTGGCGCAGGCGTTGGCCTTGACCCTGGTGGCGTCACCGCGCTGTCCGGTGCTGCAAACTGGTTCATCGACCGAGGCACACCAAGTGGTTCGATCTCCGTATCCGTGGCTTCCATCAACGGTAGCCAGGTTCAAATTCCCCTCAACATAACCCAGCCCACCATGATCACCAGCGCCATCCTGTACGCGGGAGCCTAACGCATGCCAGATAAACGCATAAACGATCTCCCGGTAGTAAGTACGCCATCCCCAACCGACGTTGCCGTGATCGATGGAGCCACGACACGCAAGATCCTCATTTCAGATATTGTGGCGTCCGGTAATGCGACTGCGGCGACGCTGACGAATAAGTCGGTCGATGGCGCGAACAACACGCTGACCAATCTGCCGGCTGGTTCGCTCTCCGGGCAGGTGCCTATTGCGAGCGGCGGCACAGGATCTTCGACAGCATCGGCAGCGCGTACGGCGCTGGGCGTCGCAGTCGGGACTGATGTTCAGGCTTATGACGCGGACCTTGCGGCTCTGGCGGCTAATACAACGAATGGTCTCTGGGCTAGGACTGGGGCGGGGACGGGCGCCGCACGTATTATCCTTCCACCTCCCGCCGGCATCACCATCGTCAATGGTGATGGGGTAGGTGGTCATCCAACGGTAGGATTGGCCAACGACCTTGGGGCTATTGAGGCTCTTGCCAGTACCGGCATCGCGCGCAGAACAGCGCCAGATACATGGTCTGTCGGCACTGCCGTATCGAATGCTGAATTGGCGTCAGTTGGCGCAGCAACGTTGAAGGGCAATCCTACCGGATCGACGGGCGCTGTTGCTGACTTCACCATTCAAGGCTTGACGGCTCGTGGTGCGCCGGACGCGGCCAACGACAAGATGTTGCTGTTCGACAATTCGAGCGGAACACTGAAATACGTAACGCCGGGGCAGGTTGCCTCTGCCGGCGTCGCAGGCGTTGCCTCGCTCAATGGTCAGGCGGGCGCACTCGCGCTTGCAATCACGCCGCAGGGGCGCGCAACGCTCACCAGCGGAACGCCGGTCATGGGAAGTAGCGTCGCGGGCGCATCGACGATCTACTACACGCCATATGTCGGCAACCAGGTGCCGATCTACGACGGTACCAACATGGTTCCGACGACCTTCACCGAGCTTTCGCAGGCTCTGTCTGACACGACGAAATCACCTTCGGCAGCGGTTGCGTCACGCAACTACGATCTGTTTGTGTGGAATGACGGCGGGACGATCCGCTGCACGCGCGGGCCAGATTGGGCCGCCGGGGCTGTGGCCGGCTCGAATGCAGTAGGGTCTGGGGCTCGGGGCTCGGGGGCAGGATCAACGCAGCTGATTTGGGTCAATGGCCTGCCGCTGAACCAAAACGCGATCACCAATGGGCCTGCGGCGCAGCGCGGAACCTATGTCGGTACAGTCCGCACGAACGCATCCGGGACTGTTGATTTCATCTTCGGGGGCGCTGCAAGTGGCGGGCTGGCAGGCGTCTTTAACGTCTCGAACCCCTTCAATCAGACGGGTGTGGCATGTACTGTCATCGATACCGGGGCGAATTATCCTTACACAGCAGCTACAACAAGGCAGGCGCGCGCCAGCGCGACCTATCAGGTTTCCTACCTCGTCGGGCTGGCTGGCGAGCCACTGTCTGCATCGTATTCTGATGAAACCACGGTTCTTGCGACCGCATTCGCGGTGACCAGAATTGGCGTCGGCTTTGACAGCACGACCGCCTTCAATTCTATTTTCAGCAATCAGACTTCGACGGCAAATGCCAGATCGTCCGTTGGTCCGGCGCCGGCCGTGATCATTCCAACTATTGGCGCCCACTATGTCGCAGCGCTTGAGCAAAGCGACGGAACAAACGCCAACATCTTCAACAACCCCGGCGCATCTTCGATCGATGGCCTGATCTTCCAGTTCCGGATGTGACATGCGGAATTGTGCGTCGCCTCCTGATCCGTTCTTCCTCATTGATGCTCAGTCCGGACTGGCAACCTTCCGCCAGCCAGCAGGGCTTTCCGTTCGATCCCCCGTGATCAATCCGGCGCTCAAGACGCTGGTGCTGATCACGACGGGTCAGTCTATGCTGGCAACTGTCTCGCCTAGCGCATTCGCGCCCACGAATTCGTCGGTAGTTGATCAGTTCAACGTGTTCGACGGGCAGATTTACTCGATTACTGGCCCGGTGTTCGGAACAACCCTGTTTGGCTCTAACCTCGGCAATGTTTCGGTAAGGCTCGCCGATAAATTCATCCCGATCTTCGACCGAGTGATCATCGTCGGTCTCAACATCGGCAGCACGTCATCTGCGATGTGGGCGACCGGCGGCATCCATTCAAACCGCGGCCCGGTGGCCATGCGGAGACTGGCGGCGAGGGGAATTACACCGGCAACTCCGGGCGTCACTTTCGGCTGCCTCATGGCGATCGGTGAGCAGGATCTGATCGACGGGACGTCTCAAGCTGCAATGACGGCGAACCTGATCAGCTTCATGAACATCATGACGAATGCCGGATTCTCGGGCCGCTTCTTCATTACTCAGGAGAGCGCAAAGGGTCAGACGTCGAACGCTATCCGATCGGCGCAGGCATCTCTCTGGAACGGTACGACGGTTTTTAATGGTGGTGATTTCGACAGCGCCTCAATCGCGACATATGACGGGTCACACCCGACTGATGCCGGCGCCGCTACGATGGCGACGCTAGCTTACAACGCCATTCATTCCAGCGGATCGCCGTACTAACGAGACGGGCAGCCTATCGAATATGGGCTAGCCTTGTTGGCTGGGCTGCATTCTTTGCCGGCGCCGATCGCCAGCGCGTAGATGCTCACAACGGCCAGCGCGACCAATGCAACGCTGCCAACCACCACAACAATTCTATCTGTCCGGTCCACGACGTTCCCTCTCGCCGGGCAATATTAACAGCCAATCAAAGCCTCGCCAATACCTCCGCGCCCGCGCGCCCCTTCCTATGGAGATTCCACAGATGCCCGCAATGAAGATTGGTCCGGACGGCTTGGCCGTCGTCAAGGCCTTCGAGAGCTGCATGCAGGCGGTCAAGGGCCAGCCTGGCATGTTCAAGGCCTATGTCGACCCGGTTGGCGTTCTTACGATCGGATGGGGCCACACCAACCACCATGAGCCGAAATTCACCAGCGCCACGGTCTGGACGCAGGCACAGTGCGACGCCGCTCTGGCTGGCGACATGAAGACCTTTGAGGATCACGTCAACCGCATGGCCCGAGTCGAGCTTGCGCAGTACGAGTTCGACGCGCTGGTTTCCTGGGCCTTCAACACCGGCGGGCCAGCCACTGCCAGCCTGTGGGCGGCGCTGAACACCGGGAACAAGAAGGCAATCCCGGCAAAGTTGGCCGAGTGGAATAAGGGCACCGTGAGCGGAAAGAAGGTCGTTCTTAACGGCCTGACACGTCGCCGCACCGCAGAGGGGCTGCTGTTTCAGGGCAAGATCGCGGAGGCTTACACGGTCGCGCAGATCACCGCGAAACCGAAGCCAGCCACGCCACCGCCGCAACCAGTCGCTCCGCAGCCAGCCGCTCAGCCGTCCGTTTGGGCGGCTTTTTTTACGTCCATCGCCAACCTGTTCCGAAAGGCATAAGCCGTGACCTACGCCATCCTCGCCGTGCTGGCACTTGCCGGCGTCGCTCTGCTGTACGCGCTTGTCGTCCGTCCGTGGCTGAAATCCAAAACATGGGCAAAGGGCTTTTTCGACCTGATCGAGCCCATGGAGCTCGCTCTGTTCAAAAAGTCGGAAACGATCCTCGTTGGTCGGCTATTGTGGGTCGCGAGCGGACTGGTGACGGTCTACGACCTTGCCGCCGTATTTATGCAGAGCATGGACCTGACCCCGATCACGACACGGGTGTTTGATTTCCTGCACGTCCCGGCGGATCTCCGTGGAGTATGCACGACGGCCTTCATTACGGCGCTCGGCCTTCTCATCAACTGGCTCCGAAAGCGCACCACCAAGCCCGTCGAGCTCGTCGCGGTGCAGGAATCAAAGATCGACTATGGCACACAGATCGCGCTCAATCGTGCAGATGCTGCCAAGGAAGATGCAGTCGCCGCCGTGAAGGCGACCTGACGTGATCTGGCAAGCCATCATCGGCTTCATCGGCGGCCCCGTCATCAAGGGCCTGATCGACGCCTACAATGCGAAGCTGAAGGCAGCCAATGCTGATCACAAGATCGCAGCGGACCTTGCGGCGTCTGAAATTGCTGCTCAGACGGCAGAAACGCAGGCTCAAACTCAGTATCGCATCGCCTCGATTGGCGCGTGGTATGAGCCTGAGAAGTTGATGGGGTACTGCGTAGCCTTTTATTTCGCCAAGCTCCTAATTTACGACAAGTGCTTCGGCTTCGGTACCACGGACCCGCTTCTCGGCTGGTCCGGCACCGTCGCAAATACAATTGTCATGTTCTATTTCGGCAAGCGCGGCATCGAGAACGTGGCAAGGATTCTGAAACGGTGAATGATCCCGCACTCTACGTTAGCGGCGCAACGGCCTTCGGCGCGGTTGTCTATGCCGTAAAACTCACATGGAAATTCCGCGATCTCGAAAAAGAGATAAGGGAAGAATCCGATGAGAAAATCAAAGCGATCAAATCGGATTACGACAAAGCGGTCCGCGAACACATGGGAGATCTAGACACCATGCGCCACGAGTTCGGCGAGACGGTCGCGGCTGTCCGCACGAAAATCCACGATGTGGAGATGTGGAACAGGGACACCTTTGTCCGCAAGGACAGCTTTGAAATGGTGATTGGCAGGCTTGAGAAGTCAATCGAGAAGCTTGGCGACAAAATCGAGGAACGCATCGACAAAATGGTCGAACGGATCCAGCAAAGGCCGGATTGATGAAAACCCTCACCCTCTGCGCCCTCATCCTGCTCGCCACCTGCATCCGAGCCCGCGCAGATGAAGCCAGGCTAGACTGCGCCGCTATCCGGTATTACGTCGCTGTGCATGGAAGGGCGGCGGCGCTGGCTTGGGCGATCAGGAACGGCTATTCGTTGCGGGATGTGGCTGAGGCGAAAAAGTGCCTCAGTCAGGATGGTCGATAGCCATATTGCTTCTCAAATCGGTCCATCGCCAAGTCGAGCCGCTTGCCAATATCGGCATGACGTTCTTCGATGCTTGGTTCAGGGTATGGCTTGTAGGGTGCCAAAAGGCCAATGTAGTTCAGGCCCATCAAATTTTTCCCGTTAATAAAAGCATTTTGTTGAGCCAATGCATGTTGAGCTTGCATTAGCAAAATTTCGTCAGCGGTCATAGCTTTAGCGGCTTGACCGAAACCAACCATGTACTTAGGCGCAAATAGTCCAGACCAAACCATTCGTATTCTCCTATTTGCATCCCGCCATACTACCCCATGGCGGGGAGGGGCGCACCTATTCCATCACCGTGGGAGCCCATTCGCGGACGAAGCCTTCGACGCAATCGACGTCGGCGGCACCCATCGTTCGTCCCACGACCCAGCCTTCATCGCTGCGCACGAAATCGCCCGGCCGCACGTCATAGAATGGTGACATGCTCTTGGCGGTCATGGGCTCGAAGTCAGGCGCCATAGTGCCGATCCGGCGGCCGTACTGGAACACGGGGAGCCGTTCAGTTGGCATAAACTCAGCCAAACCTTCGGCGTCCATCAAGGCGGCGAGGCCATATCTTTCCAGAGCGCGAGCGTCAAAGGTCACCCATTTGTCTTTCGACAATTCGTAGGTGACGGTGCCATTCATCCGATCTTGTTCGCTCTCTCGACGTCTCATCAATCTCACTCCATCACGGCTGGCGTGGGTTGCGCGGTGGCGGCGATGTCTTCCGTTATGCCTTGGATGTGATTTATCCGAGCGATGTCCCGCTCGAGGCGGGCTTCATGAGCGGTCAGGTTAATCTTGACCTGACGGATCTCATCGAGCGCCTTTCGAAGGCCGACTTTGTAAGCATCGAAGTCAGTTTTCACGGATGATCTCCCAATCCCAGCCAGTAGGCTCGAACCTTGGTCAGCCACTTGGTGCGGGTGGCATTCTGTTTCGCGAGAAGCACTTTAATCTTTCGTCGCTTCTCTGCCGAGATACGCTTTTTCCGAGCCTTTGTCCTGTGTCGCTTTGGCCCGTGTTCGCAGCGATTGTCCAGCAGGCCCTGACGTGCGCGGTCGCTCGTGCCATGCGGATCATCAAACGTTTTGTGCGACATGGGGTGCTATCCATGATGGGGGCTGATCGCTGGAGCCTAGTCCTCGCCCCAGTACGAAACGTCGGCTGAAGCGCATTCTTCCGGACTTTCCCCGCTTCGGTGCTGCTCCGCCCAATAGGTCGGCGCGATCTCGTCGGCATATTCCGGAATTGAGCTGCCATCGTCGAATGTTTCACCGGCCAGCTTGATCATGTGCGCCTTGAAGCGAGCACAGAAATCTTCCTTGGAGAGTAGGGTATTGGTCGTCATGTTGGGCTCCAACGGTGTTTGTGGGGGGAGTGGGGTGGCTAGATCTTGATCGGACAGCCGATCTCTTCCGACTTGGCGTTGAAGACTTCGGCTGCGGCATCTGCGATCGAGAAGCCGAGCGACTGCGCCATGAGGTCCAAATATACGAACACGTCGCCAAGCTCCTTGCGGAGCTGATCGCGCAGCTCGGCCTCAGACAGCTTGTTCCCCGGCACACCATCGCGGTAACGGTTCAGCTTCTTGACGACGTTGGCAGCTTCGCCGACTTCGCCCATCGTGGCCGTCATCCAGTCCGATGTAGACCAGTTGGCGAGAGGATGATTGAAACCCTGCGGGTGCTCGCACCGCGCACGGTTAGCCTGGCTAAATTCTCCGAAGGTCATTCCCATTGCAATCTCCTGTGAGCGTGTGAGTGGTTGGTGCCGTGATTACTGAAGATCGACCGACAGTCGGCCGCGCACCGCGCGATACGGCTGCGACCATCTGTTGTCCTTGGCAAAGGCAATGGCGGTCTTTTTGCGCGAGAAGACGTCCATCCACGCGACGTGCCAGTCCGGTGAATCTTCGTCCTTGCAAATCAATACCCAGCCAGTGGCTTCAATTGGTGTCGCCTGCAGTTTTGCTGTCTTTGCCATCACGTCTTCTCCTGGGTGGTGTTCTGCCGGCGCATCGGCTTCATGAACTGTTTCAGGTGGCCGGCTTCGTAGGCGTCGGCCAGCTCGCGCATGCCTTGCGGCGTGATCCGGTGGAAGGCATCCGGCTTGTCATCGTGCTCAGCCCTCAGCGAGCCGCGCTTGACGAGCGACGCGCTCACCTTGTCGCCGACGACGAGCACCGACGATGGCCGGGCCAGCCCCAGAAGCAGCTCAAGCTGCAGCTTTCCGAGTGGGCGCGTCATGGCTTCTCTCCATCATGCGGAAGGAGGGCGGTAGCCTCTAGGGCCGTGATGATTAGCGCCAGCTTCTGGTTGACGTGGCCAACCCTTTGTCTTGTCCGGCGAAGACGATCGCGCTCAGCGAGACAAAAGGCCCCAGCTCGCACTAAGTCGCGATGAGGTTGCTTCGGCTTCCACCACTTGGTGTCCCATCTCCATCCGTAAGGCGCGCCATCCTCGCGAAAAGTAAGGGATCTTCCTACCGCGTTGAGGTAGTAGAAAGTTGCCGCAGACAGCAATTCACCATCCGAATGCGCATCGTCATGATCCGGCGTCCAGCCTTCAACCGTTATCTGGCGCTGACGCTCTGCTTCTATTTCCTTCAGCAAGGTCTTTGTCATGTGCTTTGTCCATCTTGAGAGGGGAGCGCGTAACCGTGGTTAACAACGGGCATGGGCTCCAGCCGCCGGCAGTGATCCGCTATCAGCTCGCCGAGCATTGCGATCGACAAGCCCCATTTCCGGGCCAGCGCAACGAACGTCATCTCGTTCGTGTGAATCTCCCAGCAGAGCAGTTCGCCAAAGCTGGAGCCGCACCCGGTTGGCTTAACCGCGTACTGCTCTTCGATCGATCGGCGCAGGGTCTCGACGTGCGGCTCCTCAATCACGGCTCGTTTCCTCCGTCGCGAGGAGTGGGAAAGCCCCTATGTGATTGGCGATGTCCTCGCATTCCTCCCATAGAGCCTGGCCGCAAGGTGAGTGCATGTCAGCCTCGACGGCGTTCTTCCAGACCGCCGCCCGATACATCACAACGGCCTTGCACCGCTCCCGCATGTCCCGCGCGGCGGCGTCGCGTTCGGCGCGGAGCTGTTTCAGTGCGTCTCTCGCGAGTCGGCAATCTGCCAGTAGGACTGTCGCGGCCTGCTGGCCCATGTGGGAATCTAGGCGCTCGATCAGCGCATCGATATCGGCCTCGGTGCTCATGCGCCCACCCTCAGCGGTTCGAGGCCAAATATCTTGCGGACGGCATTGGCCTCATCTTTCATCTTTTCGCCGTCCTCGTAGCTGTGATCTCCGCAGATGTAGCCGCCGCTGCCGAGCACGAAGCTTTGCTGCGCCCATCGAAGCGCTGCCAGCTTGGCAAGCCTGCCGTCACCGCGGCACCACTGGCAGACGCCAAGAATCCCTCGCAGGCTGCCCTTGCACGACGGACAGATGCATTTTGTAACGCGCCCAATCATTGGCCATTTTCCCCAATCACGGCTAAGCTGCGTTGCATTGTCGCGACTTCGTCGATGTTCTCGGCTCGCCACTGCGCCCAGCTCTCGTCGGTCAGCTTATGCTCAACCCATTCGCGGGCATCAGGCTTAGCCGGGAACGGTTCTTCGATGCCGGCCTCGCACCGTTCGCATTGCTGCGGAGCCCTGCCGCTGATCCACAGATGGCCGGTGCAAAAGTATAACCCGCAGCCACGATCGCCGCCGTAGGGTTCGCCGCCGCAAACGTAGGAAAGGCCGCGATGGACCTCGGTGTTGCAGCCTGGATGATCGCAGATCGCCGGCACGCCATAGCCGATGTCGCGCTTCCAGTTCTCGTCATAGCCAAGTGACCATCCCATCACTTTGCCTCCGTGGTTGCGCACGCATTGCCCGTGATCGCGGTGGTGATCGGGAGGCTATCCATGCCGGTGCGGTCAACCCGAGTCGCTGGAGCCTTTGGCTCGCGCAATTCGGGAAACATCGACAGCATCATACGCGCGGCGCTGGAAGCCGCTTGGCTTGGCGTCAGTTCGCTACGCTCGGCCTGCTGGAATTGATGCAGCAATACGGACTCGATTTGGTCAAGCGTTGCCATCACCGCGGCCCTCCGGTGTTGTCCTGATTGCGAGCAAGGGCAGCAAGGGCCACGCGGATGAATTCAGTCGGCGCACCGGGCCATGCGAAGCGGTTGTTCGGTAGCTCGTTCTTCCATGCGTCTAGAACGATCTGCTCCCTCACCGCATCCGGCTCGGGCGAGGTGGTGGGGGCGGCGGCGTAGACCGGATAGGCGCCGGGGTCCGATTTATCCGCGATGATGGTGACAACGAGCCCGTCTCGCTGCGGGATGTCTCGCAGGTAGGATGCTGGGGTGTCGCTGCTTGCAGCAGAGCGCGGGACTGCGACAAGCTGCCGCTTCATCTCGTTCAGCGCTTCCTGGAATACGCGGTGCGGTGAATACGGGCGAGCGTGAGCCGACATACCGAGCGCTTCAAGCATCTGCCGCAAGTCTTCCTGTAGATCGTCAGCGTCAGCCTGCATCAAGGCGCGACGAAACATGGCGCGGCCGCGCTCGGCGATTTCCTCAGGCGCTTCGATTCCGGCATCGTTCGGTATCGAAGGCCGTGACCCGCGTGACGCTACCGCGCGTTTAAACGCTTCGTGAACGTCAGGGTCAAAGGGCTCCTTTTCAAAATGATCCTTACCGCTCATGATGCGCTCCAAAGTAAAATGGCAATAACGACAAAAGCGACGACTGCTACCAAAAGCCAATCGACAATGCCTTGGCCGCCTCGAAAGGGTTGGGGTGTTCCTATGGGCATGTGTTGTTCCTGCGGATCGCTGCGTCCGCCAAACACAGATACCGTTCCCGCTTGTCGATCCCGACATCTTCCCATTCGAGGTGATCGGGCGCATCAACCTCGAACAATGCCTGCGCCATCCACTCACGCTGCAAAATAGGCGGGATTGGCGGCGTTTCGATTTTCACCAATTCGTCGTTGTTGATGCTGCCGACGATCAGGAAGGCGTGATGAAGTTTGAGCGTGCCTACTGACGCGCCCTTGTCGTCAAAAACCTGCGCGAACTCCGCGTTTTTGAATTCACCTTCTGGTTCGTCTTGGATTTCGTAACGCCATCGGGAGGTGCGCGCTGCTGGGGCACCTGTGCGGGAGCCTTCGACACGCGGCGGCCAATCCTGCGCCGCAAGCTTGTGCCACTCGCGAACTGGCTTCACGAACACAGTGCCGCCGACATTGATGCCGATCCCGCCTTGCTCTGTGACGTGAATGGAATCGGCATAATACGAGCCGTTACCCTCATCAGGGCCGCGCCAGATTTCGCGGTCGGTGTTGCGGACTGCCTGATTGTCACTCATCCCATCACCCCCCAGCCAGCAGCCATCAGCGCGATGCTCGTAGCGATCGGGCCAATGCTGGTATCGTTGCGATTGTTCATGCGAATGGCAGCGCAGGCGAAGATGCCCAGCGTCGCCGCGGAGAAGACAAGGGCGCCGATCATCGTGATGCCTGCCCATTGGATGCCTTCAGCGCCTCGATGTCGTCGCTATCGAGCGTGCGGGTGTCTCCATCGCCATCGAGATGGAAGGGCGGCCAGCCTGAAGCCGCAATATTGCGATGCCGAATCCATCGATTTACGAGACGGAACGGCCACGCAAGAAGGTGATAAACAAGCAGCGCAAGAAAAAATGTCAGATACGGATTGTCGCCAGCGAATTTGTACAGGTCAGCCACGATCGTTCTCCTGGTTCAGCGGGGATGCGGGTTCAGTGCGGAGGTGCGGCACGCTGCCGACCACGGCCAGCGCTTGGACCTCGTGGTGATGTGGATTCATGAAATCCGACGCTTTCGGCTCGGTGTCGGTGTAATTCCAGCCGGCTTCGTCGGGGTGCCTGATCCATTGCGGAAGGGTTCGCCAGCGCCACACGTCAGGCCTACAATCTTTTCCAAGCGCCGCAGTTCGCGCTGTAGCCTCGCCATCGCTGTCTTGGAGAACAGGGGCTTCGGGGGCTTGTGCCGCAACATCGATGTGTTCCTGGGTTTGCGGGACAAAATGCGTCAAGCCATTGGTCGCAGCAGGATACGGGCACCCCGGCATTACTCCGCCGGGCAATGCCGAGCAGTCCCATCCGCCACAGGGACACTCGGGCGCCTCGTCATGCGGCCACGCCGTGCACCCGACAATGCTTGATCCGGTGTCGTGGGACGTGCCGTCAGCGCTGAGGCACCAATCGTTTTTGCATCCGATACAGAAGCGCGTCATGCCGCACCTCCCGTGCCGTCCTTGGAGCAAAGTGCGGGAGCCCTCATCGTGTCGATGAAGGCGCCGATGAACTCTTTCGCCGGCCGGTAGTCGATGGCGTTACCGAAGCCGCGCAGCGTGCCCACTCGATTGGGTACCCCATGAGCCAGCAGACGAATTCCGGATTTAACGCGCCGGGCTTTTCCGTCGGCTCCGATGACCCAATCCAGGTCGCATCGCACAGTGTCGTTCCCGAGTGATGTTTGCTGTTCGGGTCCGATCTCACGGCCGTGTTGTTGCGACCGCCCCGGCTGTCGTTGACCGTCGCCGTCGGCCATGTCGTTGGCTGCGCACAGTCCTCGAGACGCGACTTGTGATCCGCAGCTCTTTCCGGATGACCGATCCCGCCGTTCGTCGTCACCCGCGGCGTCGGCCAGACCATCCGCCCCAGCAGTCCGTTCACCGGTACATTCGGGCAGTAGCTCCCATCCTTGTGATCGCGCGTCGTCGGTGTGGGCCACGAACCAGTATCGGTCCCGAAGATGGTCCGCACCCGCGCTCGCGGCTTGGATAGGCATTGCCCCCACGGCGCGTCCCATCGCTTCCAGGTCACCTCGCACAAGTCGGAGCCAATCAGTCGCGCTCGCAACCTGCTCTCCAAAGACGACTGCAGGAGCGCACTCGCGGATGAGCTCTCGCCAGACGGGCCAGAGGTGGCGCTCGTCGTCGAAGCCCTTTTGCTTTCCGGCGAGGGAGAAAGGCTGGCAGGGGCAGGAGCCGGTCCAGACGGGGCGGGTGTCATCCCAGCCGGCCTGCCGTAGGGCGTAGGACCAGCCGCCGATGCCGGCGAAGAAATGGCACTGGGTGTAGCCGCGAAGGTCGCTTGGTCTGACATCGGTGATGCTCCTGGTGTCAACGTCGCCAGGCGCGATCAGGCCGGCCGTAATGAGTTTGCGCAGCCACTGAGCGGCATGCGGGTCGATTTCGTTGTAATATGCGCGGCAACCCGCCTCACGGCCGCGATCATGGGAAGCAGCTGTGGTGCTCATCGCCCACCCCCACGCTTCCAGCCCCGGCTCCTGTCCGACTGCATGCCAGACCGACGCAGCACATCGCGCCGCTTCTTCTCCATCTCACGC